TCACGCCTGCTTCCTCTTCAAGATTGTCAGGACCGGTCCACGCGAATCGGTTGCTGATACCATGTTTGCAGCTTCAATCAGATGCCCGAGCTCCGCGCCCGAGTAGTGACTGGTGATGCTGCCGTTCTTGTGGCCCAGAAGTGCCTTTCGATCTTCCTCGGTGACGCCTGCTGCGCGTAGCCGACGGCCAAATGTGTGTTTGAGGTCGTGGATCCTTATGGATGCATAACCTGGATGAGCGGGGCGAAGGTTTTCCTCCTGCCAGAGTTTTGCCGCTCTCACCCGCGCCTTCTTCCAAGCCGAGTCGTTCATGCGATGCATTGCGTTGCCGTTGTAGGGGAATACCCATTCCTTGCTCAGGCCTCGCTGTTGCTCGATGATCGACTTGGCCACGCTATTCAGCACGACGAGTCGCTCATCACCGTTTTTCACACCGGACCGTTCGTGCCTCCCGCCAAAATCAGCCGGTATCAGAAAAACGCTGCTCCCGAGCTCCGGTACCGCAATCTCCCAATCCCATCTCAGCTTGCAGACCTCCTGCTCCCGGGTGCCGGTGTTCACTTTGAACAGGGCCATCGTTTGCAGGTGGGCCGGCAATTCTGCAAACAGAATCGACTGCTCCTGCCATGACATCGGGTAAGGCTTGCGGCTCGACTTCTTCTCTTCCAGTTTCGTGAGCATCGGCACACTATCCAGCCACGGCCTTCGCTCATCATCTCGCCACTTCCTGGCACACAACGATAAAACCCGAACCACACGCTCGATCGAGATATTCACCGTCCTGTTGCTCACACCTTTTTTCACCTTGCCATCTGGCAGCGTCTTGGTCGCCAACCTGTCCTTAATGAAAGGCCCGAGGGCTTGGTCATCAATATGGGTTAGCGGCATGTCGCCGATGAATTCGTCCAGCTGTGAAAGATGGTGAGCCGAAAGCTTGATCGAAGGCTGATCCTTAAATTCGACCAAGAAGCGCATCGCCGCATCCCGCCACGTTCTGACCTGCCGAACGCCGTAGACCTTCTCCTGCCGGATCTGCTCCAGTCGGTGTATCAGGTAGCGTTCTGCTTCTTGCCGGTCACTTGTTCCAGTAGATTCGTAAAGTCTTTCGCCGTTGATTTTCTTGTCGATATGCCAGAGACCTTTCCTTTGGGAGAGGCCTGTGATCGTTTTTCGCGCCATTGTGTTTCTCCTTTCTGGCGCTCGCTGCGGGGCAATTGTTGCTCCGGGGCGCGTTTTTTATCAATTGCTTTGGCCGCAACGTAGGAGGACGCCCACTCGTCCAACTCCTGTCGGTCGAAACCAACACCTCGCTCGCCGATCGGAAACTCGCTCACGTAGGGGCGGACGATCTCGTTGAATAGGGGGAGTGACATACTCAGGTATGTAGGCGCCTCGCCAGCCCGAATGAACCTTGGGGCAAGTGGCATGCTTCTGGATGATGCTTTACTGCCCATGTATTGCTCCATGCTGCGCGTGGCGGCAGAAGGTGGTGGTTACTGGGAGAACTTGGCGAGCGCTTCGTCTGCAATCTTCATCGCAGCTTGGGCTTCGTTGACGTAGGCTGGGTCGAACCCACCGCACAGGTGGATGGTTGCCTGGCATGCGCGCAGGTTCTCTCGATTGAGCTTCAGCGCCGAGATCAGCTCTTTGCGTGCCTCGGCCTCACCACGGCCGATATCCCAGAATCGCTGGCCCCAATGCCCGGCAGGTGGCGGGTTGTTGTTCTGAGAGCCGAAGGCCATTGCCCCGACGATTGAGTCGAGCAGGTCGCGCTTGTAGGCGTTATCGCCGTCGATGCTCAGGCCCGCCCGGCGCAGGGTGCTCAATACCTCGTCGAGGTCGATCCCTTGATCCTTGAGCACGATGTCGAGTTTTGGTTTTCCTGGCTCGTAGATCACCAGTGCCAGCTTGGCGCCGGGCCACAGGTGTTCACTGATGCTGACAAGTGCATCGTTAGCGACTTCGTGAAATCGTTCTGTTGCGGACATAGGAATTCCTCGCCCGCCGTACACCGGCAGGCTCTTGTGTGGGGTAGGGGTTAAATGAGTTCGGCGGGGACTTTGACGTTTGGCCCGTGCTTGGCCCAGACCACTGCGCGGAACACGGCGATGGTTCGGGTTTCGCCGTCCATGCGGTGCCAGGGCTCTCGGTCTGTAGCAGCGAGCCATGGATAGTGGTAACCGCGCTCGACCCAGACGCCGTACTTCTCGATCAGTTGCTCGGCGTTTACCTGGGCGAAGAGCTGTAACTGTCCGGCGTCCGGCTGCGGACTGCCCTCGATGGTGTCGATTGCCCACTGCAGTGCCGGGCCGGCCAGTTCCTCGGTGCTGACGCTGACCCTGCGGCTCATCGCCGACCGCCCGCGGCGACAGCAGCCAGCTCGCACTCGGCGGCTAGCTTCAACAGGTTGCGAGTCGTCGGCGTGAAGCCTTCCGTGTTTGGGTAGTGCGCAAGGTTATGCTCGTGCGGGTATTCCTCGAACGGCCCATGCCAGCACCAATTCATCTTCCAGTCCGCCCATACGGTGTATGCATCCTGACCTTCGCCCCAATAGTCGGTACCGCCGCCAACGCTCCGTACATGGCTCACGCGGGTGCGTTGCTCATACGCAAGCTCGCTTGGTTCGTCCTTGTCGATCCAAGCCCGCCGATAGAGCGTTGGGTTCAATTGGACCAGCCTGTTGCTGAGTTTCTTCTCGATGCGTGCCTTCATCACCGCGGCCCCTTGTAGCGGTAAGCGTAGGCGAACCAGGCGAGGGCGATCATGGCGTCACATCCCGGCGCGCCCACTGCACATACGGGCCGTCCTCTGTATCAAAGATCCCCATCAGGAACCACTCAGGTCCTGGTGACTCGGGATTCCAGGCGGTGCACGCTGCATCCTCTTCAGGAAGGTCGTAGGTCTCGTCTCCCGAATGCCAGCCTTTCACCTCTAACCCTTGTTCTGCTACCCAGGCCCTGTACGGCGCCGGATCTTCGCCTCCATCGAATTCAGGTATGCCCGGGTGCCCCCACCAGCCGTCCTTGTCGCGCTTCACTTCGACGGGGCCAAAGGACTTCGGCCTGTGATTCGGGCAAGGCATCACGTAAAGCACGTCGGAGTACTCACCACCGCCGGAGCTGAACTCCATCTGGCAGCCGCACTTCGCCGGCTCGCCATTTACGAACGTTATCTTTTCTTCAGGCATGACTTCGTCCTTGCCGCTAGTGAGGGGTGATTGCGATTTGAGGGTCAATTGACCATGCATTTCTGAGAAAACTAGGCCAGAATACGTTAGCGGTTTAAAGTTTGGTGGGAGGCTGAATGCATTACTTTAGAAATTTTAAAAATTACTCGACGGCAGAGATTAATTTATTCTCTAACTTTACGTTACTTATTGGTAAGAACGGAAGTGGTAAGTCAAATCTGATTGAAGGGGTTGAATTGTTAGCTGCCTTGGCTGAAGGACGGCCTCTTCATGAGATGGTGGAGGGTAGAGGATATTTACCAAATATGTACTCCATTAGAGGTGGGATACATAGTTGTGTTAAATTTGGTGAAACTAGTTTTTCTCTTGGTTTCTCTGGATTTTATAAATTTTTAAATAAAAATGAGCCTTTTGATTATTGTATTACGGTATCCGTTGATCCGTTTCCGTGCGTGATTGCAGAGCATTTACTTGTGGCAGGTCGAAAAATATTTCTTGCTGAAAGTGAGTCCTCAACTCGAGATGGGCTGCTAAACGTCCAGTTTGATAATTTTGCAAGAGGTGGTACCAAGCCGCATAAGAAGTTTTTCGGTGATAGGTCTATTATTTCCCGGTATGAAGAGCTTACCGAAAGTAATGAGGCAGGAGATAAGAATAAAAAATTAAAGGCTGTGCAGATGGTGGCGTCGATCAAACGCTATCTTCAGTCTTCATTTGTTTTCGATCCCAGCCCAAAGTTAATGCGCGATTATGTTAGGCAGGGGCAGAATGTTCTGTTGAAAGATGGTTCGAACATCTCTGCTGTTCTTCACTCTATGAGTCTGTCTAAAGCTGATCCATCGCCATTGGCAAATGTTCTTTCCGTGATACGTCAAATTCCGGAGGAGCCTTTTTTAAATTTTGGCTTTGTCATTACAACTCAGCATGATGTTTTGCTTACTTTACAGTCTGGCAAGTATCCAGTTGATGCTCGACTTGTTTCAGACGGTACTTTAAGGGCGATGGCCGTGGTCACGGCTCTCGAGTCTATAAATGACGGTTCGCGCGTTGTTATTGAGGAGTTCGATAATGGACTGCATCCAAGTAGGGCGGAGGTTTTACTAGAAGCTATCAGGGAAATAGTTGCAAGAAAAAAACTAAATATACTACTTTCAACACACAACCCGGCAAGCCTGAATTCGCTAGATGCGGATTGGTTGAAAAATGTGCATGTTTGTTATTGGGACGCCTTGGAAGATACTTCGAAGTTAACAGGGTTGTTAGATATTCCAGATGTTGATGCGCTGCTGGAGTCCAATGGTGGGTTAGGGGATCTTGTAACTAAGTCTGTCTTTGAAAAGCATTTGGCTCCTCGATTTGAAGAAAGTAAGAAACAAGTGGCTAAAGACTGGTTGAGGCGCTTGGTTAATGAGTAAAATAGTACTTTTGGATACTAGTTATTTTCTTGAGCTTTTTCTTGTTCCTATGGATTCGGTGCAGGCGAAGCACGAAGAGGCAGTTGCTCTATTTGATCAGGCTATTGATGGCTCGTATCATCTTTACTGTACTCTAGGAGTTTTATATGAGGTGGCTAATCATATTGTTGATATTAAGAATGCAGAGACTCAAAACCGAATAGCAATGGCGTATAAAGAAATGGTTGTTCTTTCCTGGAATACTAATTCTCCATTTACGATTGTTCCTAGCTCAAACTCGAGTGAGGTCTTAGCTCAGTTTTCATCGCTTCCTGAGCTTTGCCAGAAATACTCCGAATCACTACGGCAACGACTTAGTCTTGTGGATTGTACTATTGCTGAAGTTGCGGAGAAAATTCAAGCTAATTATTTGAGTAGGAGTAGGCGCTGGCCGGCTCATATTTGGACTACACATGGCGAGTTGAAGGCGTTAGAGCCAGATAGATTTGAAAATCCTTACTTTTAAATCCCTAACCGCTACTTTGCATTCGAGGGATTAAGTCTTGCTTTTTGAGAAGAGAGGATTATCAAGACGTTGAAAAAGTGGTGGCCCGCTCTGTTTTATTTTGTGTATCTACTGGTGCCTTCAAGGCATCCGTCGGAGCTCGGCGTACTGTGGTGTATCGAACATGGGCGATTGCTGGCGAACTGTACCCCTATGATCTTCTGGGCTCTCTTCTCGACCAGGGTCAGCCACTCAGCTTCCGGGATAGGCTCGACGCAGCCTGGAGCCTTGAGGTTTTTTGCGGGTGCCGCTGGTCTTCTAGCGCGCCTCGGCGGTGGCGACGTCAATGGTCATGCCAAGCACTGCAAATGTGCTCATAGCTTATCTCCGGGCAGCCGCCGGCTTGGCCAGGCTGGCGTGATTCGTTGAAGTGGGGTATGAATCTCTGATCTCACACTGGCAGGAGGCCGACATGAGGTTACAAAGCGATGTAGACGCCTTGGCGGCGATTGAAGAGGACGCGAAAGCAATGCTGAAACGGATAGGGCTGCCCAACAGCGAGCAAATGCTTGAGGTGGTCGTCTTCCTTCGCCAGATCATTGATCTCGCCACCTATACGGAGTCACTTGGCCAATTCATTGAATCGCCGAACTTCGTCTAAGCCTGAGGCGATGGTGGCAAATTGGTGGAGCTTGGGGTATTTGTGTTCGGCCCGGCATGGGGCCGGTGAGGAGATAAAAATGGATGAGCACTTCAAGAAAATACCCATTCCGGAGGGTCACACGCTTGTGGCGGCAGGACTCGAATGGAAAGGCGCTCGGAAAGGGCGTGATACGGACATCTATTTTTATAATGAGTTGAATGCAGCTGGAGAAGTTGTTGCTTCGTACGAAGTGACCGACAGCATGTCTACCTATCCACCTTTCAGCAGCAGCATTAGCGTTTCCAAGGTCAAAGGTTCGGGCGAATAACCTCGTCCCCCGGATCCTGCTGAATCATCAGCAGGATCACTTTGGCAGGCTTACTTGGGATCAAATGATCCGAGGGAGAGATAGGCATTGGTGCCGATTTTTTCCTGAAGCACCGTCTTGAATTCCTGGGCGATGTCTTCACGCTGCACCTCTTCACCAACCCAGCGCAACTTCAGCGCCGGCACCGTGCCGCTGGTGATCACCGAAATTCGCAGGTTGATCTGCTGCTCGGTCAGGCCTTCGAACGGGATGGTGCTGAACAGCAGGGCTGCCGGCAGTGTTTCTTTGCTACGGGCCTCAATCTGATCCATGGCGCTACGGCTGGCGCTGGTGTCGCCAACGGTGGTTTCGGATTCGCTGGTGGCTTTGACCGTGATGGTCCGAACGGCAGCGATGGCCCGGGCAACAGGAATCGCTTTGCCTTCGTCATCCACCGGCGTCAGGTACTGGTGCCAATCCTCGATCCAGTCGCTCAGATCCTTCTGCGTCATAGTCCGACCGCCGATGCTTTGAGCGGCCTTGTAGCCGGCCGACGCCTTGAGCTTCAGCACTGCGCGGTCATCCGCGTGGCCAGGGGTTACATCAGTGCCCAGGTTGAACAGCAGCGTGCAGGTCATCTCGTCCTGGTCGATGAAGCCTTTGGCAGTTGAGATGGCACGGCCAGCGACATACGCGCTGAAGTCGGCCAGCGAGTGGGTGGAGTAGATGCCGCGGAAACGGCTACGGCCGGCCTGCCATTTCTCCAGGGTGACGACTTGGCAGCCTTCCGGCAGAACAACGGTCGGCGTCTGGGTTGCCAGGTGCTTACCTGTCGCTTCGAGCGCGGTGTCGGTGATGAGCTGGATCGCTTCTTTGGTCAGAGACATTGTTCAGTTCCTTGGTAGTCGAGCGGTTAGGTGCGTGGGGTGATGGGGGCTTGTTCGCGGCTGAAGAGTTGGTCGTGCTTTTCCGCGAAGAGGGTGATCTTGCCGCCGGAGCCGACGTGCATCGGCGTGTCCAGGCTGGTGTTCTCGCTGCGGGTACCGCGCTTGGTCGGCACCTTGTAGTCGAGCTTGTGCTTGATCTTCACCTGGCTGGACTCGCCGATCTGGCTGAAGTCCAGGGTGATGACCAGCTTGCCGGCCTTTCCGTGGTCGACTACACCGGAGGCCACTTCAGACAGGGCGTAACCGATCTGGCTGGCGAAGGCACCGCCGTTCAGCTCTTCGAGAAATTCGGCGGTATCTGTTGCAGTTGGCATTGCGATTACCTCGGGTAGGCGCCGCCCTCCGTGACCGGATGCGGCAGTGGGGTGGTGGAAGTTTGTGAGTAGGTGCGTATGATTTGGTGTTTCGAACTAGCCAGGAGGCTTTATGTCGTTTTTTCGAGCTGCACAATGTTTCGCAGCAGCCCAAGATGCACTCACACCACCGCTCCCTTACAGCAATGCGGAAGCTGTTAAGCACGCATTTAGCGAATGCTCCGAAGGCTTGTCCGGCGTGCCGCGCTCGGAGCTTGATCAGCAAGCTCTGGAGTGGGTCTCTCAGCTAGATTTGCTGATGGATTATTCAGAGATTGCTGTGCCTCAAGGTAAGGGCGGTCTTCCTGCAAAGGCAGAACTGATTGGCGAGGCGGATCAGAAACTGCTGCTGCAGTTGGTGGGTGATTTGCAGGCTTGGTTCAGTGCCGCGAACAAGAAGCCTATCTAAGAAGGGACTCCGATTTCGTCTTCCGGCTCGCTTGGGCCGTCGTGGAGTTTGCGAAGGCTCTGTTTATGGAATTCACGCGACACCTCTTCGGTAATAGCGAAAGGTGTCGTGACACAGCGAAGCATAGCGGCAGCAGTCTCGAAGTCCGCAGCAATCACGTTGCGCTGCAGGTTCTGATACACCTCTTGCTGGTTGTTGAATCCGTGCTCTTTCATCAAGCGCTTGAGGTCAGGCATGAACACGCCGGCGACTTCAACTGTGAACCGGCCGATGCCTTTCTTGGCATTGTCGGCGGCTTTCTTCTCGCGCTTCTTGCGGTGCTTGATGGCTTCCGCCGTCGCCTGCTGTACCGCGGCCATGGCCTACCTCTTCAATTCCGCAGGCTGGTATCTCCAGCCATGTTTGTCGTTTGCGCTGCTGGATACGAGCTAAGCGACGCATGAGGTACAGCCCTGGCGTGCTTTCGGGTAGTCGATGCCATGGGCAGCGATGATCCGCTCGAAGGCTTTGTTGCCGATGGCCAGCCTGCCGCAGCACTGGCGCCGGGTGATGCCCAGCTCCAGATACGCTCTGATCCGTTCTGCAAGCCTCGCATCCCGGGCCGCCATCTGCTCCAGTCGAGCGGAGTCATAGGCGCCGCTGCGCTCAGGCTTTTGATAGGAAAAGTCGTAGTCATTGGACAGAGTGAGCAGCTTGCGCCGGTTGATGCCGGTCAGTTGGTGCACCTCCGTCTGGGTCATCGTCTCTGCCAAACCCTTGATCCGCTCGACCAGAGCTGCCTTTACCCTGGCACGCTCTTCGCGCTCGATATCGCGCTGCGTGATCCGTTCGACTTTGATCGGCGCCGCGGCGCGCCGCCTCGGTGCTGATCGCTTGATTGGTTCCGGGTCATGCCGGATTGGAGGAGGGGAGTACGTGAAAGGAGCCAACTCCTGAATAGTCCCTCCTGCTTTCAAGAACGCCTCGACATTGCTGTTCAGCTCCGCACTACGCGAGGCGTTCATTTGGATCATGCTGAGTTCGTGGCTGATATGGATATTCATGCGGCGATCCCCAAAACCCTGTTCATCCGCTCGTCCAGGATTTCGTAGAAGGTTTTCACCCGTTCGGCGAGCTTGCGGATCATCGCTTCGTCGCGGTACACGCGCTTTACGAAGAGGGGCATGCCAGGCCAGTAACTGATGAAGTCCAGCCATTCACGCTCGGATACCCACAGACCGCCTTGGCACTGGGCGACGTGCTCCTTTGGCACTTCGCCATTCAAAATCACGCCGACCTGAAACTTGGGCAGTTTGGTCTTGATTTCGGTGAGGCCCTTGTCGCCAACCAGTGCGTCAGGGGAGTACCCGATTCCATGGTTCAAGATGATCCCTACTGACCTGGTCTTGAGGCTTTCTCGGTCCTCATACAGCCCGCGCGCGACTCCCTCCAGCTCATGTCCCCGGATAGTGGCCTTGGTCTGGAAAGGAATCTCGGCAGCCTCTTCGGTGATGCGTTCGCCGATTAGCTGATCCATGTAGGTGAATGCGGCCACGCCGAAACCCGCCTCGCCTTTGCCAGCGACCAGCAGGCAATCCAGCTCGGAGCAGGTGATGATGCCCAGGCGAAGAGCAAGCCACTCAGGTGTGCCCTGATCGATATCAGTGATAATCTGCATTTTGTGTCTCCAGGAGCGCTGATTCGTGCTGCTTGACTGACTTGCTGAGCATCCCCAGCACCTGGTCGAACGCGGCCTTTTCCACCGCAGACGGCGTGCCGTGAATACTGGCGAATGCAGCCTTGGCTTTGTCGCTGCAGCGCTCTAGCAGCATGGCCAGTTGAGTTGCCTGAACCGAGGTAACGCGCGGCGTCACAACGGCGCCGTTACCGTCATCGTCCTCGCCGGTGGTGGTGAAGTTGAGAAGGGCGCCGGCTGTGTAGCGCTTGCCGTAGCTCACGCTGGAGGCCACGGCCTGGACGCCGTTCTTGCTGCCGCTGGTGTCTGCCGGAAGCACGAGCGAGGTTGTTTCGCGATGGCCGGCTCTATGGCTCAGAACGCCCTCGACCTCAATGCCCCGGTCGTTGCGTGGAGTGCGGAAGGTGATCGCGAACCCATGGCGGGCGAGCACCGGCTTGATCACCTCATTGATGTCTTCCCAGAGGGCGTAGGTGCTCTGGATACGGCCGTTTTTGTCCTTGATACCACCGCGCTCTCCAATGACTGGCAGCTCTTCCTGCATGGCTGACAGCGCTTCGTCGTATTGCTGCTTGGCCTGCAGCGCATGAATGTTTTGGTGCATGACCATCAACCGCTCCATCTTGTCGATGTCTGCGGTTGGGGACATGGCTACCTGCTGGATGATCTGCAGGATGGTGACCGACTCGGCGGCTACCGCCGGCGGCTGGGAATGAGTTTCGACCCTGGCTACATGGCTCATGGCGGTTACCTCAGAAGTTGATGGTGATATGGGGGATTTCGCGGCGCGCGATCTTCAGAACAATGGTTTTGGCCAGATCTTCAGTGATGTTCAAGGACATCAGCGCCTCTTTGGCAGCGCCCATGACCTTCACCTTGTGCGCCTGGTCGGCTTCGCGCAGCTTCTCCTGCCGCAGTATTTCGTCGGCCGCCGCCTGCTGTCGGGCGACTTCATCTTGGCGGGCGCGCTCCACGGCCTCAGCCTGGCGGCGTTCGGCATCAATGCGTTGTTGCTCGGCGCGCTGCTCCGCCTCGATCCGCTGACGTTCTGCCTGTTCAGCCTGAAGCTGCAATTGCAGGCGCTGGTTCTCGGCATCCTGTCTCTCCCGCTCGGCGGCATCGATCAGGGCCTGCTCGCGCTGAGCCGCTGCTTCACGATCGGCCTGTGCCCGCTGTTCGGCCTCAACGCGGGTGCGCTCGACGGCCTCACGGGCAATCGCTGCCTCACGGTCTGCCTTGGCGCGGGCTTCGGCCTCTTCGCGGAGGCGGGCCAGTTCGGCTTGCTCAGCTTCGTACCTGGTGCGCTCGGCGTGTACGGCGCGAAGCTTTGCCAGCGTCTGGTCCTTCACTTGGGCAGCTTCGGCTAAGAACTCTTCCCAGCTTTCGTCGATTGCGACCAGCTCCAGGTCGGCAATAATCTGGGCGACCTGCTCGGCGCGCGGTGCTCCCTCGAAAACAGCCAGATCCTTGATCCGTTGAATTCCGTCGACGTGCGCGTCGGTCCGGGCCAGCTCTTTTTGCTCCCAATCCGTCAGTGGCTGGCGGGTGGCGTCTCGCAGGGTATCCATCTTGGTGACGAACTCCCGCAGCTCAGCCTCGACCACCTTCGGCATTTCCTTCAGGCGCTTCAGGTAATCGCGGCCAGGCTTTTCCACAGCCGTTTTCGATTTGCTGACCTTGGCGGCGAGAGAGGCGATACGGTCGCGACCCTTGCGAGTGGTCAGGTCCGGGACCTCGGCGGAGACTTCCGCCTGTACCGCGTCGAAGAACCGGCCAAGGCCACCGGTGACGTATATGACCGGAGCGTTGTCGGCGTTGATGTCGTCGATGGTGATGACTTGCTGTTTTGCGGACACGAGCGAATCCTTGCCGCGATGCACGCAGCGTTTGAAGGTGTTGGTTATTGGGTGAGCTGGCCGGAGTAGGCGCTTGCCAGCATCCAGGCAATGAAGAGGAGAAGGGTGATGGCTGAGCCGCGCCAGAAGCAGTAGCGCTTGGCGCGCTGGTAGGAGGTCATTTTGTAGCCTCCTTTTCCTGCTTAGCCTTGATGGCGCAGTCGGCATGCTGCACTCGCCAACTGCCAAGATGACGCTCGAAATGGCCGGCGCCCGCTGCAACACTGCCGTGGCAGCGATAGCAGATGCCTGGGTGCTTGTTTCTCATGTCCGCACCTCATAAGCGACAGTCCACTCACCGCACAGGCAGGCCCGGCAGCTCCAGGCATGCACATTCGGGATGCCCGCATCGTGAGCCAGCGAAAGGGCGCCCAGCCACTTGGTGTGGGTGAAGGCCAGGATCATGCGGTCGGCGGGCAGCTCTTCGAGCTGTTCGTCGATCAGCGTTTTAACCGGTGGCGTACTCATGCGAACTCCTTTCGCTGCCTGCAATGCTTCAGCAGACGCTGGCAGTAGTGGCTGAACTCTTCGAGGGTGATCAACTGGTCGGTCATTAGGTTGGTGATGATCTGCTGGACCAGAACGCTGTTGTCGGGCGGGCAGTCGGGATACTCAAGACCCGCCAGGGCCTCGTCGATCAAAATGTAAGGGCTCATAGGTCACCGTCCACATCGTCTTCTGCCTCTTCACGCTGGGCGGTTGCCGCATCGGCGGCGTGCGGCCGGAGCAGGTCGGCTGCGATTTCCTCGAGCCGCTCGATCAACCGCTCGCTGCCCAGCAGGTATTTGGCATGGGTGCGGCAATCGCTGCTACTTCCAACTACCGAGCTCAGAACCAACTTGGCGAACGAGTCGCGATCATCCAAGCCGTCAATTTGGCGCTGAGTCAGGTGCAGTTGCAGGTGAGTGGCGTATTCCGCCGCGGTCACCCTCTGCACCGGACCAAGCCGGCGCTTCCACGTCACATCCGACCCGCACACCAGCTGTTCAGCGGCGCTCTCAAGCCATTCGCGCTGGTAATCCTGCTCGCTCACCGCCGAAGGCAACTGCGCGTCGTAGTTGAACTGACAAATCTTCAGTGCTGCATTCATGGTCGCCTCCAGGGTGGCGGGTATTGATCCAACAAAACTCGGCTGCACTCATCCATTCCGCTGGTTGCCGATGGGCGCGGAGGGGAGTGCATGCGGGTGGTGTCGGAGGGTATAAGTGGGAATACGATTTCAATAAGGATGTTTCTATGTCGTTGCTGGATCTTGATTCGATCTCGAGGGCTTTGCCTCACCCCTGGAAGTCCGCTGTGATCGGGCGGGTAGGGGATTCCAACATCAAAGTTCTTCGTATGGATGAAATGCCCTCTGTCGCCGAGGTTCATGACTACACCGAAGGCTTGTTAGTCATCTCTGGGCAACTGTTGCTAGGCGTTCAAGGTGACGTGATCACCGTAGGGGCAGGGCAGATGTACCTGGCAGAAGCCGGTGTCCCTCACGAAGTGTTGCCTGGAAGCCACGGGACCTTAGTCATAGTGGATGTTTGATAGGTAGCAGGCGCCCGGCACTGCCCGGGATGTGTCGAGTCTGGCCAGCTATGCCCTCGGACTCGCCTGCGGTGTTCGTCTTCGCTTTGGTTGGGCCTACCTTTCGGCTGATGCGCGGTCACATCGTCGGCCCTACTGTCCGCTGCCTGTCATGGTATTGGGCGCAGCCTTCAGGCTTGCTGCGCCGAGCAGGTGAATCGATTACTGGTACATGGCTGCGAATCCTCCGTGCGGTGTGGTTGTGGGAGTACGGGGGGCTGCGTTGCGCGGTGCAGAATCGTCCGCATCGGGGTGTGATCTGGCAGGTGCCAATCTCTGCATCAGCCCTGTTCATTGCTCGGACTTCGCTGCGTGGAAGCTCGCTGCTTGGCGGCAGGATTCAGATCACACTCCGATGCGGCCTGGTGCTGGGGAGTACCAGGGCATCGGGAAGGTCTCCAACCTTCTGACGGGGTCTCTGATTATTTAGATTGCCGTAGGCCCGTGAAGCGGCAATTTCGTTGAGGCTTTCGCCATCCCGCTGCCCACTCAGTGAATGGGCAGAAGTGATGCCTACGGTTTGTCTTTCGGTTTGCCGAGCATAAGCGCCAACAAGAGCAGCGCGACCAGTGCCAGGTCACCAGCCATTGAAAGGATGCCACTAGCCGATTCGACGAATACGACCCCGCCGGCGAGCCCGTAGGCAGCCAGCGCGCACATTTTGTTGCTGAGCCTGCCGAACATGGTGAATCCTCTGGGTTGGGTTGCATCCCGCTGCACCCTGTCGCCAAGGTGCAGAAGTGATGCTGTCCACCGTGGCCCGCTGCTGGCGGCAGTCACCGGCTTGAATCAAATGTGGTTGCCTGTTTTTACAGGGCCAGGCTCCCTGTTTCCTCGCTTTCCACAGTCGAGTGAAAGCCATATGCTCCGACCTCCACTGTCGAAACAAGGAACGTAGTGATGGCGCAATATCTAGTGCGGGTTGAGCTTTTCGGAGCGAATGGTGAAGGCTACGAAGACCTTCACGAAAAGATGGAGGCGCTGGGATTGAAAAGATCAGTTGTCTTCGATGATGGGAAGACGTATGCGATGCCTATAGGCACGTATTTTGGTAGCAGCAGTCTTGATTCGGGATCATTGAGGGACAAAGTTAGGATCGTTTCAAAACCTCTTTCACCAACCAAGGAAGCAGCTATTTTTGCGTGCCAGGTTCAAGATCAGCATTGGTCTGCTTTTTTGTATCAGGCTTGAAGCGGACCGCCAGCTTTGCCTTCTCCTTTCGGGACGCTTTCAACGGCGTGAAGCCTTAGTACGCCCATAGCAATTTTGAAGGCAGCATCGAAGCTGATGCTGTCGTCATCCGCAATCCTCTGAACGATTTCATCAATCTGTTTCTCTTGGGCCTCATTCATCGTCTTGCTCCGGTTGTTTTCCCAATGCACCCGTCACCAGGTGCATCAGTGAAAAGGCCAGTTACTTGTGCGCCTCTGGGTCTTTCAGGTGCTTGTCGAATAGCTTCTTGTGTCGTCTAGCGAAGCGGGCAAGTCGCGCTATCAGGAACAGCGTTATCGCTGCGATTACGAGCGGATAAAGCCGAAAGCCGACCACGATTGCGAGAGGACAAACAAGCAGAAGAAAGAGGGGTAGGACGACAGCCAAAGAGCCGTCAGATATCTTTTCCCCATCACCTTTCTGGTATGGATAAGAGGTCGAATCCCGGTCCCTCGTATACCCAAGCCGCCTCATTACTGCGAAAACAAGCGGGTTGCATTCGACCCGACTCTCATCATCGTCAATCCAGTTCCAGGTCAACTGCCAGACCTTGGATCCGACGATCAAGGCGATCCAGGCAATAGCCAGAAGAGCCCCAATCACCAGTGCCACCCCTTCGGGCTTTAAGTTCAGTTCCATTTGTTGACTCCCGTGTAATTTCCCTGATGCCCCTCGTGAGAAGGGCATCGAGGAAATCTGTGTTGCCGTCTCGCTACGCTTATCCGGGTCATTCTCCAGTTCGGTAGTCCTCGTCCGCCGCAGGTTCTCCCTGCGTTTCCCTCCAGCGCCAAAGTCACTCCCGTGGCGGTAGGTCAGATCAGATCGCCGGTCTCCAGTAGAGGCGTAGCGGCCAATCGTTAGTTTTTGACAGAGCCTTTGCATCGGCCCTCCCTGTCCTTGCCGGACAGGCGGCCCCGCTGTTATTTCCGCAGCGGGATCGTGTTCTGAATTTTTAAAGAGCGACTCCGAATCGGAGCGGACCCTTTGGAGGCCCTTCGCAGTCCCTGTAGCGCTGCGATGGATGTAGTTAACCATCGGTATATTTTAACGTCAATACCGATGGTTAATTTATTTTTTGATTGGCGTGCGTTATTCTTTTGGCGTTGCTGGATGGATATACAGTGTCTGGGGAAAGGATATGAGCAGGGCGCAGAAGGCTAAACCAGCAGTACGAGCTGAAATGTCCGGAGTGGAGCGTTTGGGGCTACGCATTTCGTCAATGATCAACTCGCCGCGCGCCCAAGAGAGGTGCTCGGTGCTAATTCATCGCATGGATACGGATCAAGATGCCGAGTGGGACGAAGTCCTGGGGCAGATAGCGGAGACGGACGGGGTGTCTATGGTTTTTCAGGATGATGGCGGGGTTCTACTGGAATGGGAGGCACCAAACGAAGAAGATCGGGTGCTTGAGATGGGCGAGGTCGAAGCCGTAGAGGAGGCGCCGTTCTAGTCGGTCGATAAGTAGGCTACTCTCAGCCAAATTTAAATGTGATAATAGCCTTGAGAATTGATGGCTGCATGCCATCATTATATGCTGCAACTGTAATCAATCCAGGAGTCTCTCCTCAGTGTTTTCCGAGAAAGAGATAAAGGCGCTACTCATTGACTGGCTTTTTGATAAAGGCATGGTCAATGACGCGGTTATCATTAATGAAATGGTTGTCGCCAACTGGTCTCGTCGAGCAGATATAGCAGTTGCCAATGGTCGGCTTTATGGCTTTGAAATAAAAAGTCACTTTGATACGCTTAAGAGGCTGCCTGGACAAGTTGAGTCTTTTCAAGCTCATTTTGATAAAGTAGTAGTAGTTGCCGCGTCTAAGTTTATTGGCTCGATAGAGCGCGATTATCCTGCTGAAATAGGAATACTTGAAGTTTATGAGGTCTCCGGACGTGCAAGGATTCGGCAAGTCCGTGCTGGGCGCATTTGTGAAGTTAAGGATGTGCTCAAGCTGACAAGCCTTATAACTAAGTCTGAGCTTGAAAAATATCTCAGGAAAGTTGGGGTGTCAGTACTGCCTGGAATGCTTAGGTCGGAACTTGTTAGGGCGTGCGGCACGAAGGCCAGTAAGAAGTTACGGGCGTATGTTTTGGCATGCATTAAGGGCAGATATAATGAATCCTTTACCAATTTTCTAAATGGGCGGCAGTCCAGCACAACTGAAATGTGCTTAGATCTCCTCAGTAAAAGTGCAACAATCAGGGTGGGCATTGAGCGTCAATCGGCTTTGTATAGTGCCGATTACAAAAAGTCTCCTCGAGTAGAAAAGAAAATTGATTTTTCGATGTTGGGCGAAGGGACTGAGGCGCTTGGATTTGAAATGCCCCAGTCGGTATTAATTCGTCGGCGGAGTTAAAAATCAAAGTCGTCAAAATCTTCTTCGTCTGTCTGACTTTCACTGTTTAACTCAATCTGCCTGCTAATATGCATGTTGACTCGCGCAGCGATCCATGATGCCGGAGTTTTCATTTTGTCGATTTCGCCTCTCGAGGCTTGCACTATTTTTTTAGCTCCCCATGTATCATCATCTAATATTTCGGGGAATGCCTCAATAAGATCTTCGGCTGCTGAGATATAGCCCTGTGAATTAGTTTCTGAGCGTCGTTCAAAAACCCAAGCGTCATTGAGTGCATAGTCGATTCTAGCGACAAATCTTCCGCCTGCAGAAGTTGGATACACTCTTGAATGGATTGAGCCGTGGTCGCCATAGATAACAGCCTCTCTACCTATCGCTGCGTGAAGCTTAGTTTCCATAATGTCGATTACGCCGCTTCTGCCTTTGCTATTTGCGTCAATAAACGGCATTACCGATGATGGGAAGCTAGTTGATGCGACGCTTATAATTGCACTGTCTACTTCGTCTCTGATGGAGTTGATCAATGTTACTGTCCCGGCTAACGAGGCGTGGAGCGTATCTCTGATGTAGCCTGCATCGATTATTATTAATGCATTGTCAGAAGAGTCTAGTGCTGATAATGCTGAAATAATATTGTTGATTTGATCGCTAAAGCTGTTGATCTTAAAAATAACTTTTCCAAGGCCTTCATTTTCGAATGCGCGAGCTTGTCGAATTACTTGAGATATTTTTGATTCTTCTGTTATTTGAATTACAGGTATAATTGGATGGTTGATTTCTTTTATGAAATCTCTCCATTTTTTGAAGTTTGAATCAGGGTCTCTTAGTTCAAATACATCTTTGGTTAGATGGTTTGGGTCCGATGTAAGGTCTAGCGCGAAGGGTCGTCCGCCAGATGCTGCTATAACCTCTCTTAGGGATGTTTTGGTGTCTGTTTGTCGCGGCCAAATACCGAGAGTGAACAGTGGGATGATTGCATCCTTGCACGTATCGGAAAGCTCGCCGAACCCTTTTACTTCTGCGGGCCTAGTTCTCAGGTTGGGATAATAGCTGTAATCATTAAAATTAATTGTCATCTAGCATATCCTCAGAATCTATCTTGGGCACTTCGGCAGGGGGCTCTGAAGAGCTTTTATTGGTCGATGGCGTGCGTCGTCGGGGCTTTGCTGCGACTTTCGTGGTAGTAGCTATCACGTACGAGCCGATTTCAGTGAGTCTGTCGTTGGCGTACTCAAGTTCGCCAACCCTTGCGGTCAGCTCTATCGATTTTTGCGCGTGCTCAACTACTTCGTGGCTTAGTTGGCCGTTTATATGCATTAACTTCAAGCAAAGTCGAGTCAAAAATATGCCAATCAATATCGCTGATATCCATCCCGATAGACTAAGCCATAAAGATCTATCTCCGGAACTCGAGTAATAGACAGACAAAGCAATACCTGCTGCCCCCAGGAAGACACCGATAACCCCGTAATAGAATCCTGCAAGCGATACGCTGTCAGAATGTGATTTGTTTCCATCAGACAATTTGACTCACCATGTCCTGAAACTCAAAAATTATTCCAGCTCATTAGGCCTTCCGTGCATTCCAGATCATCAACACCTTGGCGTGGATCGTAACGTCCTCAATCCTGGCTACTTGGTCCTTGTGTTTTGCGTTGTCCGAAATCAGCCAAAAGCGCTCCGAATCCATAACCTGCACTCGTTTTATGTACAGGTGATCAAGCCAAGTCAGCACGTAAATACCGTCGCCCGCGAACTCGTTAACCCCTTTGTCTACGATCAGCGGGTCTTTGTCGTTGATGGTGCCTTCCATGCTCTGGCCCCAGCCGGTAATCATGGCGAGTGAGTGAGGGGAGGTGTAAGAGATGTTTTTCTCGCGCAGCACGTCTTCGTGAATGATGAGGTTGCGAACGACCTCGTTGTAGTCGCCCGGGACTTGACCGTGACCCATCGAAGCTCGGACATCGTATTGGCGAATCACGATCTCTCCCGCACGCGCCTTTAGTCCTGAAAAATCCGCCTGAATTACCTTGCCCTGGGCCTCGCTGGCCGCCGTGAGCGCTGCCGCCGCGATCTTCTCTTGCGCATCGGCGTCGAGATTCTTGCCCGCATGCTTGCGGATCATCTCCATCACCTTCTCGGCTGCGCTAGCCCCGCCCTTAACTGGGGCGCTAGTCAGTGATGCGATCTCATCAGCTAGGCGCGGGCTGAACGCCGAAACAGGCTCATCAAGCATGCGTGCAAGTACTGCGGCGAACTTCGTATTCAGGGGGTTGATGCCCTTGAAGTAGAGGTTCACGGCAGCAGGCGTCATTCCCGCCTCATCGGCAATTTTCTTTTGGCTGAGCTTCAGCTCGTTCTTCTTCGAGAGGAACAGGTCGTGCGCGGCCGCGCATTCGGCGATCAGCTCTGGCGGGAGAATTCGTTTCTTAGTCATCGCGCGAATTTATACCAATGGTTAAAAATAAGAAGAAACCATCGGTATTGATTAAAAATTAACAGATGGTTAATATTGGCCTCATCTACAACCGAGGCACGACCATGAATGAGACTCCCCTCGACAAGTTCGTGGCTGACAAAGGGCAGTCCGAAGCCGCAAGACTTCTTCGGGTAACTGCCCCAGCCATTCACAAAGCCCTTTCTGCGAAACGAGATATCCGCGTGCTTGAGCTTCCTGATGGGAGTTTTGAGGCGAAGGAACAGCGTCCGTTTCCCTCCCAAAAATCTGCCGCTTAAACCAACTTCAATAGCCAGGAGCACGACCCGTATGTACATGGACCCCAATCAAAAGCGCGCCATTCCGGTGAAGGTTCGTTTCGAACCTGTGCTGGATCGGATCCTGCGCAAGGCCGCCACAAAAACTCGCATGCAGCACGCGACCTACCTCTACGAAATCATCGAGTGGGCTGTTGCCAACGGTGTGATCGACGAACTCATGCAGGACAAACAAGAAGATATCGCGGGGTGAAGCCCCTTTGGAGGGCCGAATGACCGTAATTCTTGAAAAGCTGCCGCCGGCTCACAGGCAAGAAATCCAGCGATTGATGAACAACAACGGCTGGAGCCTTGAGCGGGCATTGAACGAAATGGTGGAAGCGTCCATTGCAGCAGGGGCGCTTTCGGTCGTTGGGCGGAGGAAAGCCAAGGTGCTTCAGTTGGTGACCCCAATAAGGGCCTCTTGCAGGGACTCTTCCGGGTAGCCGAGAGGGCCTCTACCAAATTCGAGACAAAGAGTCAGAGAGGAAAATGGGATGACAAGTGAAGAGGTACAGAACGAAATCAAGCTGATCTTTGCGCGGGCTTGTGCGGAGTCGCTGAAAGAAACGGCCGGCTCAATCCTAGCCATGGGGGATGGTGAACGAGAGGAAGCAGCAAAGGCTCATGGGGCAGCCTTTGCTTCTGCGTTTGTATTTGTTTCGGCCCGCTTCAGAAGCGGATGTTCAGCGACGCAGGCGGAACGGGAGCATACGGGCCAGTCGAGTAGTACTCCCGAAGCTGAGCCTCAATAGCCCTCAGCGCTTCCTGGTCAACCTTAATGCCTTCACTTGTAAGCGTGATCAGCGCTGACGGGAACTGCCCGCCAGCTATCAAGGCATTGAGCGTATCGCTTGCAAGCTGCTTAGAAGATTTTTCAGTCATGTCCGGCCTCCTAGGCCTTTTCGAGTGGAATCAAAAAGCTACCACAGATGCGCCGGACACCTATAACGCCTGAACTGCAGGCACAAAAAAGCCGACGGTCGAGGTCGGCTCTTTCAACAGCTGTAAAACTTGTGGAGCAAATCATGCACCATCAAACCGAATCGATCAATACCCCTGCCAATGTCGCGACACGTTTTGTGAAGTTTGAAAACGTGTCGCTTACCTACGCGCGTTCCCTGCTGGTCCGGAATTCCTGACATGCAATTCACCGTGACGATCAACCAGGCGAAAGCACTCGAGTGGGGATTGAATTCCCAGCAGGCGCTGCTGTTCGCGTTCGTCTACGGCTGCCCAAGTTGGGCGAAAGCGATGAAGACTGATGACGGTATTTTCTTTGCATTGAGCAAGGCCAAGATCGTCGAGGAGTTGCCTCTGCTGACCGACAAGCCAGACACGGCCTATCGCATGCTGAAGGCTTTGGAAGAGGCCGGTCTGATCGAGCTTTCCAGCACTTCAAACATCACTCTTTTCCGTCTGACCAGCAAGGCTGCCGAGTGGAACAAGAAACAGGATGGGTCGGAAAAATATCCGACCCCACCAGAGAACAAGGGTCGGAAAAAAATCCGATCTACCTCGGAAAAATCTCCGAGCAAGGTCGGAAAAAAATCCGAGCGAGGGTCGGAAAAATATCCGACAAATCAGGATACCAATAATCAGGATACCAATCAGGGTACAGGTCAGGACTTGCAGACAGCCCCGGCTGTGCCGTCGCAACCCGCCGCACTGGTCCTGATTTCGAGTGATACACCGCGGTGTGAAATCCCGATGGACATGCCAGGTCCGAAAGACCAGACCTGCAAAACGTTCAAGGCCTGGGCCAACTACGCGATGGCCTATCGGAAACGTTACGACGCATGGCCGGTGTGGAACGCGAAAGTCGCGGGGCAGGTAGGTCAGTTGGTTGACCGCCTTGGTGCCGGCGTTGCCCACCACGTCGCTGCGTACTTCCTGACAATCGACGACTCACGACTCATCAACGGCTGCCACGGCATCGGCGACTTGCTCGTCAAGGCTGAGGCCTACCACACCCAGTGGGCTACCAATCGCCGCATGAACTCGACCACTGCCCAGCAGATCGAGCGCAAGCAAGCGAACCTCACCGCTGGCATGGACGCTGCGCAGCGGATCATGCAGCGCGCGGGAGGGCAGCCCAATGAATTCCTTTGAGCGCATGGCGCCTGACCAAATTGCGCGCCTGACCTTGGCGATCACGGCGACGGCGGAAGTACTGGGGCAGACCATTACCTCCGAAGCCGCCGAAATGATGGCTGATGACTTAGCTGACTATCCGGCCGAAGCGGTCGCTGGCGCGCTCAAGGCCTGCCGCCGGGAGCTGACCGGCAAGCTGACATTGGCCGCCATTCTTCAGCGCGTTCAGGCTGCAGACGGCCGCCCAGGCAAGGACGAGGCATGGGCCATTGCCATGACCACCAATGATGAATTCGAAACCGTGGTGCTGACTGATGAGATCCAGCTGGCTCTGGCCGCGGCGAAGCCTGTCCTCGATGCCGGCGACAAGATCGGCGCACGCATGGCCTTCATCAGCGCTTACGAGCGATTCGTGGGCCAGGCCCGGGAAGACGCGAAGCCGGTCAACTGGCACGTCTCCGTGGGCTTCGACGCCAACCGTCGAATTCAGGCCGTTACCAAGGCGATGGAGTTGAAGCGCATTCCGCGTGAGCACGGCCAGAAGTATTTGGCAGACCTGAGCATTGGGCCCGTCACCGATGACGGTCGCGCAATTGCCGGCCTGCTGACAGGAACAGTCACCCAGCCAGCACCGGCCCTTCGCAAAAAACTCGAGCTGGTGAAGAACTCGATGCTGGAAATGCGGAAGGCCAGCGCTGAAAGGAAGACCGAAATGCGGATTGAAGCGGCCAACGAGCTGGCGGATCGCCGGGCACTGCTGATCAAGCAGGCCCAGGAATTGGAAGCGAAGAGGGCGGCGCAATGACCGACTACACCGAACTGAAGCGTGCAGCTGAGCGAATAGTTGAAGTCCAGACATCGCAGGACGTACCCATCGGCATCCTGTTTGATGAGTTTGAAGCATTGGCAAGCCCTGAGGCAGTCCTGGCCCTGATCGCAGAGAGCGAGCGACTGAACGCAGAAAACAAGCAGTTGATCCTACTGGAGTGCTACGGAGGCACGGCCCAAGCAGCGATAAATCTTCTCGCCGAGCGCGACCAGCTCAAGGCTGAACTGGAAAAGGCTGAGCTGATTGGCCGGATCGCATGCAACTTCGACGGCTACAAGGCGGTGCTGGATGAGCGCGATCAGCTCAAGGCCGAGAACGAGGAACTGGCAACCGCAATGAGTGAGATCCTGCGCGTAACCCCGATGGGTCTTGAAGCCTTCGGCATTGCAGCGCTGGCACTGGGTGAGCTGGGCGTGAACAAAGAGGTGCAGTCATGACCGACAAGATCAGCGTCAACTGCCAGGCCAAGCTCTCCGAAGCCATCACCTGCCTGACCTCCATGTTCCGCGACAAGAAGTTCGTCGTGGTTTCCCTGCGACCAGGCAAGGACCGCACGCTCGACCAGAACGCTCTGTGGTTTGCGATGTACGACCGTATCGCCAAGTCCACCGAGATGGGCGACGTGGAAGACGTGCGCCGGTACTGCAAGCTCCACATCGGCGTGCCGCTCATGCGCGGCGAAGATCCTGAGTTCCGTCAGGGCTGGGCGGAGTCATTCGTGCACCTGGACTACGAGGTAAAGCTGCGCCTGATGGGGCCGTGCGCGATGTTCGGACCGGACGGCTTCCCCGTGACCCGCTTGTTCAATCGCGCCCAGGGCGGCATGTACACCGACCGGATCGTCGACGAGTTCGGGCCGAAGGGCGTGCACTTTGCCGATCTGCTGAGCGAGGTGGCGGCATGATCCCCAAGCAACCACGTTCGAAGACATGCAAGAACCCAGCGTGCAGGGCCTCATTCGTCCCGCAGCGCCTCGGCCAGGCAGTGTGCAGCTACACCTGCGGCCTGGCCATCAAGGACGTGAACCAGGAGAGGGCGCGCAAGTCGCTGGCCCAAGTTGAGCGCCGGGAGATCAAGGTCCGCAAGGAGAAGCTGAAGAGCAGGGCGGATCACATGCGTGAGACGCAGGTGGTGTTCAACGAATTCATTCGCCTGCGGGACGCCGCTCACCCGTGCATCAGCTGTGACTCGGTTTCCACCGATGATGGCTTGATCACCGGCAGCCGCTGGGACGCCGGACACTATCGTTCCGTTGGTTCGTGCCCAGAGCTGCGCTTCGAGCCGCTCAATGTGCACCGCCAGTGTGTTCGCTGTAACCGCAATCTGTCCGGTAACGCCGTGGAGTACCGCATCCGCCTGGTGCAGCGCATCGGCGCCGAAGAGCTGGATTGGTTGGAAGGCCCTCATGAGGCCCAGCGCTACACCGTCGAAGAGTTGAAGGCCATCAAGGCCAAGTACCGAGCAATGACCAGAGAACTGAAGAGGGCTGCAGCATGATCTACCGTAACGTGATTTCCGCAGTAGTCCGGGCCTTGGCCTCTGAAACCATCAACTCCGCCGGCGGCTGCGACTTTGAGCCGAAGGTGCAGTGTGCCAAGCAGAAGGGGGAGATCGTCGGCAAGGAGGTGGCCTTCCTGACTGACTGCTGGGTGTTCGGGCGGCTGCACAAGTCGCTGTCGCCGGCGCACTGGCGGGCACTGGTCGCGAAGTACTCCACGCACGAAGAGCGCAAGCACGGCGCTATTCTTGAGCTGCTGAATTCGGTGAAGACGCCGGCGCCGAAACGATTCCGGGAGTGCGCCGTGCTGACCTGGGCTATTCCGCAAGTGGCGGGGACCGAGGGTAAGCGTTCTGCCGCGGTCCTGCCAGCAGCCTGGTACGACATCACGAACTGGGACAATGACGGCAAACCGGAATCGACCCGGTACCGGTGGCGGTCGTCTATCCGAAAGGCGCTCGATGACCAGGTGAACGAGGCGCTGACTGCGGCACAAGAACTGCTCGATGCTGAAGGCCTTATCGAAAGTTGCGCGGCGTAGCAAAAAGCCATTGCTATGAGTGAGAAAGTGAGAGAGTATTTACCCATCCTGTCGATCTTGCGCGTTGAGGTTGCACAGTAAAGCGCGGCAAGATGTCGGGCTTTTTTATGTGAGGCAAAGGAAAATGCGGACTCTCTTAATTCTAGGAATGTTGCTCTCGCCTTTGGCGCTTGCCGACATGATCGAGCCCTCACATGACTGTAATCAACCAGACGTTCCGTTTGAGTTTCAAGATCAGTATGAGCGTGAACAGTTCCAGGCTGATGTGGACGAGTACAAATCCTGCATAGCTGAATTCGTAGAAGAGCAGCAAGACGCCATTCGAAAGCACAACTCTGCAGCAGATGATGCTATTGAAGAATGGAACTCGTTTGCCCGATCGACATAATCGTTGCACCAGTTTCATAGCCTCGCCAATGTGCGGGGCTTTTTTATGCCTCAAATTCAACTGTTGCCAGGGCAGCCTTCGGGGTACCTGGACGTCGATAGCCGGATAGTGCGACGTACGGAAACAACACCGGCAGCCCGCGCACCCTTACCTCACCATGCTGTCAGGGTGGCGCGAGACTGGATCAGCGAGACCGATGCAATAGGGCGTCGGCGCTGTGAATGTCTTTGGCTGGCAGCGTGGGAAGACACGCGCACCTATTCAGGGCCTCTGCATACGCAGGGGCTTTTTCGTATCTGGCACCCACGCCATTGTCTTTGCTCCGAGCGGATGAGAGAGGCGGGGAGTGCTGGACCTATTCTCGCTCTCCCCGAAAGGGAGGAATCCGGATGCCGCCAATGCCTGAAAAACCAGACACCTGGCTCATCGCCATGGCCTGGCTTAGCCAGCATGCCCCGATGTTCTATGCGGCGGCGCTGTCTTGCTGGATCGCCTTCCTGCGCGTCATCTACGGCGGCGGTGGAAGGCGGCAAGCCCTGCTTGAGTCCTGCCTGTGCGGTGCGATCACAGCCGGGGCGTTCCCGCTGCTTGAGTATTTCAACCTCCCATCGAGCCTTGCAGCCGCCGTCGGCGCTGTCATTGGCACCCTCGGCGTGAAGAAGGTTGCCGCCCTGGCTGACCGATTCACCGATTTCAAGTTGCCCAAGCGGCAGGAGTGACCCATGCAACTGATCGACAACTGGAAACAAGCGCTGAGCATGACCAGCGTTCAGGCGGGTGGTGCGATTGCTGCCCTGGGTATCGCCGAGCAGCTGATGCCATCGCTTCAGGCCGTGCTGCCTCCGATGGCTTACGGCGTGCTGGGCCTGCTGGTGATGATTGCTCGGGTGATCCTGCAGCCGAAGCTGACCAAGTAGTCCATCGCCGAATTTCCCCAAATCAGCCTGTGCGCAGGCCGGAGGCTCTATGAGTACTGAATACCAAGTTCGCCCTGTAACCCGATATGTAGTGACCCGCTACGAAGCCACGTCGAGCCGTCACGGATCGCTGACTGGCGCTTCGTCCAGTGTTATCGGTGAATTCGTCAACGGGCACATTGCAGATGATGTGGCTGACGGGATGGTCGCCAAGGACATTGCTGCTGGAATCGAATCGAGCCGGTCGCGACATGGTCTGTCGCTCGGCGAGGTTCTATCCGGCAGCCGGGTCGAGTAACCAAATCCGCGACACGTTTCGCGAATCAGCAAACTGTGTCGCGATTCCTGGTCCAGAGTCAGAGCTTTCCCTGCGTTTTTAGATTGGAAAGCAGTTGATAGAGCTTGTTGAACCGACCTTTGAGCTCCTCACCGTGGGTATTCAGGAAAGCATCGAATTTTTCCTTGTCTTCGTGGGCAATAGCCTCTTCTCGAATTCGGAAACCTTCTGGTTGGGCGGTAAAAAGGTCGCGTTCAATCTCAATGGCTTGCTTGTCACGAGCAAGCAGCGTTTTAGCCAAAAAAATGGATGAGTCTATAACCCGATGGAGGGGAAGCTCCTCCGACTGACGGGACCACTGCTCCTTATAACGCATGATCTTTAGCGAAACCTCATTGGCGCTCCACTGTGAAATCCCTATCGAGAGATATCTGGCGTCGGTTTTGTCTCTACGCCAACCATCAAACTGCTTGTATGGCATGGCATAGACGGGCTGGTGATCGAGATGCTTAGGTAGCGGTGGTGAAACGGCGTAATTGTCCTTCGATGCAAACTCTTCAATGGGCATGGATACGAGCCTATGGAAAGGGGGCGGTGTGCCGCAGGTGAGTGCGGCACGGGTTGATCAAGCAGGTCGATTGATCATGTCGATAACGGCGACGATATCGAAGGCAGTGCGGCTTTCATGGCTATTGCCCTGGAAGTTCACAGAGCCAGTGTTGAAGAGGTTCATGATCAGGCCGCAGCTGAACGTGAACTGGTGCTGGGTCGCAGTCGGGTGCCTTTCTACAACGTCAGGGTGCTTCTGCCTGATTATGTTGATGAGAAAATCCGGGTTATTGCATTTTATAGGCATGTTGCTTACTCGTTTGGCTGAAAGAAATGCGCGAGCCAAAGAGCGCGACAATTGGAGAGCCCTCCTTGGCCAGTCACTGCTAAATAGTGGCACTTGGACATAATTTCAAGGGTTGTAGCATATGAGCAGACCAATGCCGCCGGCTGACTTGCTCCAATCGCCTTGGATGACCCTTCGCTCTGCACCTGAAGTATGGGAATGGCTCCAAGCCGAGATCCTTGCCGACACCGGCAGCATCCACAACGAAGACCATGCCCACCTACTGGATGCAGACATCCAGATCATGTGGGCATCGTCCAGTTTCGAGAAGCAGGGTCGCACAGTGCTGGGCCAGGCTGAACAGGTAGCGTTCCGTGCTGGTGGCTGGCAGAAAGCCCGGATGGAGCAGCAGATGATGGATTGGTTCGGCGATGTGCCGACCTACATCATCACCTTGGCTGCAGATTACTGCGCCCATTGCTCCGACGCTGATTTCTGCGCCCTGGTCGAGCATGAGCTGTACCACATCGCCCAGGCGAAGGATCAGTACGGCGCCCCCAAGTTCACGCAGGAAGGATTGCCCAAGCTGGAGATGCGCGGCCACGACGTCGAAGAGTTCGTCGGTGTGGTTCGCCGCTACGGTGCGAGCCCTGAAGTGCAGGAGTTGGTAGACGCTGCGAACAAGCCTGCTGAAGTGGGGAAATTGAACATATCGAGGGCCTGCGGAACCTGTCTGCTCAAGTCGGCCTGAATATTGACAGGCATTAGACGGATGAGAATTTATGGCAGTCCTGAAAAGTGAGGTGAAGAGCTTCATAGTTCAGGCCCTGGCGTGCTTCGACACACCGTCCCAGGTCGTGGAGTCCGTCAAGACTGAATATGGGCTGGTTGTGAGCCGCCAGCAGGTGGAGACGCACGATCCAACCAAGGCAGCCGGGAAGGGGCTTGCCGCGAAGTGGGCGACCCTGTTCCACGACACACGCAAGCGATTCCGTGAAGAAACCGCCGAGATCCCGATCGCCAACCGAGCGTATCGACTTCGGGCGCTTGGCCGCATGGCTGAGAAAGCCGAGAGCATGAAGAACATGGCGCTGACTGCCCAGTTACTTGAGCAGGCAGCCAAAGAGGTCGGCGATGTCTACGTGAATCGCCAGACCAAGAGCGAAAACCCACATGACAATCTGGCGCCTACTCGGGTGCAGGTCGACGTAGTGGACGCGAGGAAGCCTGATGCCGAGCCTTAACGTTCCGCAATCACAGTTCCTCTTGTTGCCTCACAAGTTTCGCGCTTTTGTTGCTGGGTTTGGCTCTGGCAAGACCTGGGTTGGATGTTCGGCACTGAGCAAGCACTTCATGGAGTGGCCCGGGGTCAACGCTGGCTACTTCGCACCGACTTACCCGCAGATCCGGGACATCTTCTATCCGACCATGGATGAGGTGGCCTACGACTGGGGGCTCAAAACCAAGATCAACCAGGCGAACCATGAGGTTCACATCTACAGCGGCCGGCAGTACCGCGGGACTGTGATCTGCCGGTCGATGGAGAAGCCGCAGACCATCGTCGGCTTCAAGATCGGTCACGCCCTGGTAGATGAGTTGGACGTGCTGACCGCTATCAAGGCGCAGCAGGCCTGGCGGAAGATCATCGCCCGGATGCGTTACAACCTGCCGGGGCTGAAGAACGGTGTCGACGTCACCACCACACCGGAAGGCTTCAAGTTCGTCTTCCAGCAGTTCGTGAAACAGCTTCGCGATAAGCCAAAGCTGAACGAGATGTACGGCCTGGTGCAGGCCAGCACGTTCGACAACGAGCTCAACCTGCCGGACGACTACATCGAATCGTTGATGGAGTCGTATCCGCCGCAGTTGATCCTGGCATACCTCAAGGGGCAGTTCGTCAACCTGACGTCCGGCACCATCTACACGGCCTACGACCGCAAGCTAAACCAGTGCTTCGACACGGTGCAGCCAGGCGAGCCCCTATTCATCGGGATGGACTTCAACGTCGGCAAGATGGCCGCCATCACCCACGTCAAGCGCGACCAGGGGCTGCCCCGGGCGGTTGATGAGCTGGTCGATGGCTACGACACGCCGGACATGATTCGCCGCATCAAGGAGCGCTACTGGCGCCACAACGGCAACAGTTTCGAGAAGACCTGCGAGATCCGAATTTACCCGGATGCTTCGGGCGGTTCGCGGAAGTCGGTAAACGCTAGTGAAACCGACATCGCAATCCTCAGGCAGGCGGGCTTTTCGGTGATCGCGCCCGATGCCAACCCGCCAGTGAAGGATCGGATCAACGCCATGAACGCCATGTTCTGCAATGCACAGGGTGAGCGGCGCTACCAGGTGAACCCGTTCACCTGCCCAACCTATGCCGACGGCCTGGAACAGCAGGTGTGGTCAGCCAATGGGGAGCCGGACAAGAAGTCAGGCAACGACCATGCGAACGATGCCGGCGGCTACTTCATCCATCACGACTACCCAATCGTTAAACCGGTTACCCATCTTCCAGTCACATTCAGCTTCTGAGGCCTTCCATGGCGAATTACAGCGACATCCGGGCAGAGTACGCAGAAGCCCTGCCTGGCTGGCAGCTGGTGAAACGTTGCGTGGCTGGTGCCCGAGAGGTCCGCAAGCACGATATCTACCTACCGCAGCCAGACCCCGAGAACAAATCGCCGGAGAACCAGGCGCGGTACAAGCAGTACAAGAAGCGGGCGATGTTCCTCAACGTCACCGGGCGAACTCGCACCGGTTTGATGGGCGCTGTGTTCCGCAAGACTGCTGAGCTGACCCTGCCGACCGGTGTCGACTACCTCAAGGAGAACGCCAGCGGCGACGGCACCAGTCTTGAGCAACTGTCGAAAGAGGCGGTGGGTGAGTGCCTGGACACTGGGCGCGGCGGGTTCCTCGTGGACTTTCCGACGGCCAAAACCGAAAGCGGTGTGTCCTCGATGGCTGATCTGGCCACCAAGCGCGCATTGATTCACTTCTACGACGCCCTCGCGATCATCGATTGGGATGAGCAGGTGATCGATGGCGTGAAGAAGCTCGTCTACGTGAACCTGCAGGAGAACGTTACCGAGTTCAACCCGGCCGAACTGTCGCGCGAGACCTACAAACAGAATCGGGTGCTGCTGCTGATTGATGGGAAGTATGTGCAGCGGGTGTACAAGGAGGGTGATGCCGCCCATACCGAAACTGAGCCAACCGACAAGGATGGCCAGCCATTCGACCACATCCCGTTCAGCTTCTTCGGTGCCCAGAACAACGACGCCAGCGTGGACAAGTCGCCCCTTGAAGACCTGGCCGACGTCAACATCCTGCACTACGGCAACAGCGCCACGGTGGAGGAGAGCGGCTTCATCAGCAGCCAGCCGACGCTTTTCATCACCACTGACATTGATCCGGACAGCTTCATCAAGCTGAACCCGAACGGCATGCACATCGGTTCTACCCGTGGCTACAACCTGGGCAAGTCCGGTACCGCAACTCTGGTCCAGGCCCAAGAGACCCAGCTCTCCCGCGCTCTGATGAAGGACAAGGAAGAGCAGATGCTGATGATCGGCGCTCGCATCGTCCAGCAGGGAGGCGGTGCCGAGACAGCTGAAGCAGTGCGCATCCGGTACAGCTCCGACAACAGTGTTCTGAGCACCATCGCCGGCAATGTCTCCGAGGCAATCAGGCGGGCCATCCTGGACGCTGAGCGCTTCATGATTGGCGAGCCGGACGAGAACAGCACCGTGTTCTGGCTCAACCAAGCGTTCTTCGACGAGACCATGACCGCGCAGGACATCATGGCCCAGGTGCAGCTCTGGCAGCAGGGCTTCATTGCGAAGTCCGATGTGCGGACCAACCTGCGCCAAGGTGGTGTGCTTGAGGCTGACCGGACTGACGACAAGATCGACGAGGAGCTGGCGAGCCAGCCCCCAGTAGGCGGAAGCGATGAGCAATGAGGGCTTCCTCGAAGACGCGGCTACCCGGCACCAGATTTACGTCCAGCGGTACGCGGGCGGAAACCTCAAGCGTGTAGCTGTGTTCCTCAGCAAGGCGATCAGGACAGCCAAGGAACGCGTATCCGCAGGACTGAGCGCCTACGGCACGCGTCGGTACACCTCGCAGATAGAAACGCTTCAGGGCGATTTGCGCGGCATCTACGACGACCTCAAGGGGCGCGCTCAGCTTGATCTGGGCGAATTCGCGGCCTACGAGGCTGAATTCAACGCCACCATGTTGGGCAAGGTCGTCCGGGCCGTGGTGCAGCTCAGTGTTCCGTCGGCTGAGATGGTTTCGGCTGCCGCCCTGATCGATCCGCTGCAGTTGGAGGCGCGCAAGGGAATACAGCGCATCAGCATCAGTGGTGCGTTGGACCAGTTCGGGACCAAGAAAGCAGCCGAGATCATCGGTGAGATCCAGATTGGTTCAAGCTTGGGCGAAACCAGCCAGCAGATCAGAAGGCGCCTGACAGGCATTCACCAGTTGCAGCAGGACCAGGCCGCCTCGCTGGTCCGCACCATGACCAACCACATCGCCAGCACGGCCAGGGCCGAGGTGCTCAAGGCAAACGACGACATTCTCAAAGGGATGCGCCGGATTGCCACGCTCGACTCCAAGACCACGCTGTTCTGCATGAGCATCGACCAGACGATTATCCCGCTGGATGGGCCGCGACCGCCGTATCACTGGGGGTGCCGCACGACAATCGTACCTGTGCTGAAGGACGAGTTTGCGCGGGAGATTCCAGGCTCTACCAGGCCCTCAATCGGTCCTGATGGGGTGGCGCTGGTATCGAGCAAGACGAGCTATCAGGAATGGCTGGCACGTCAGCCGGCGGCCTTCCAGCGTGACATCCTCGGCCCGAACCGGTACGCGCTGTTCAGCAAGGGAGAACTGACTCTGGACAAGTTCATCGATGACAACGGCAAGACGCTGACCCTTCAGCAACTGAAAGACCTTGAGCCCCTGGCTTTCGAGCGTGCGGGTCTTTAGCGAGTAACCAGATTGAACAGCCCTGCCAGCCGGCGGGGCTTTTTTATACCCGCAGGCAGGGCCTGCACCAAGTCTCTGGGAGACAGCAATGACCTTGAAATTCCAACTGGACAGCCTCGATGGCGTCGACGAATCCATTCAGGCCCTGTACGTCGAGAAGGACGGAAAATTCGTTCTCGGCATCGAAGGTCTGCCACAACCTGAAGATGTCTCCGGCCTCAAGTCGAAGGTTCAGGAACTGCTGGACGAGAAGAAAGCGGCTGACAAAGCCCGCAAGGAGGCCGAAGACGCGGCCCGCCTGGAGCGTGAAGAATCCGCCCGCAAGTCTGGCAACGTCGAAGAGCTCGAAAAGTCCTGGTCGGAGAAGTACAACCGCCGCGAGGCTGAGCTGAACGGCTTGCTGGAGCAGGAGCGTGGCAGCTTGGGCGGGCAGATCCGGGATCTGACCGTCGGCCGTACCGCCACTGACATCGCGACCACGCTGGCCATCCCCGGCAGCGCCAAGGCATTGCTTCCCCACATCGAACGCCGCCTGAGCGTTGAGCAGCGCGACGGTAAACCCACCGTTGTGGTGCTGGATCAGGCCGGCAAGCTCTCCGCGACCACGCTGGACGAGTTGAAAGCTGAATTCATGAACGACCCTGCGTTCGGTCCACTGATCGCAGGCAGCAAGGCATCTGGCGGCGGGGCCGGCGGTGCTGGGAAGGGCGGCGGGGCCGCGAAAGGAAACATTGGCGGCACCAAGACGGAACGCACGGCGGCAATTGCCAGCCGGTTCCCAGATCTCCCTCAATCGTAAGGAAATAACTCATGTCCCTGTCGCAAATGCAGGTTTTCAACGAATACATCATGCCGGCGACTCTTGAGACGCTGGATCAGTATCTGGCCGCTTTCAACGCTGCCAGCCGCGGCGCAATTGTGCTGTCTCCGGACGGCTTCACCGGCGACTTCCTTCAGGAGTCGTTCTTCCAGACCTTGGCGGCTGCCCAGCGCCGTGTGGACCGCTACAGCGCAAACGCTGCTGTGGCCGCCACCGATCTGACCGAACTGAAAAACACCTCGGTGAAAGTCGCCGGCGGTTTCGGTCCGATCCGCTACGAGCCGTCGCAGATGACCTGGCTGGAGCGCCCAACCGCGCAAGGCATCGAGGTGGCGAGCCGTGCGTTCGCCGAGATCCTGCTGAAGGACCAACTGAACACCGCGATTGCAGCTCTGGTAGCGGCCATCACCGCTCAGGCCGCCGCCGTGAATGATGTGTCGGCTACCGCAGGCATCACCTACGCCGGTCTGAACAACGCCCATGCGAAGTTCGGCGATGCAAGCCAGAACCTGGTCACCCAGGTGATGCAGGGCACCAGCTACCACAAGTTGGTCGGCCAGAATCTGGCGAACCAGCAGCAGCTGTTCCAGGCTGGCAACGTCCGCGTGGTGGACATCCTCGGCAAGATCTCCGTTGTGACGGATGCCCCTGCGCTGATGCAGGCCGGCACCCCGAACAAGGAAATCATCCTGTCCTTGGTGCAAGGCGCCGCGCTGGTCCACGATGGCCGCGACATCATCAGTAACGTCCAGACCACCAACGGTAAGGAGCGTATCGAAACCACGCTCCAGACCGACTACACCTTCGGCCTGGGCCTGAAGGGCTACACATGGGACACCACCGCCGGCGGCAAGTCGCCAACCGACGCCGAGCTGGCGACCGGGACCAACTGGGACAAGACCGCCACCAGCATCAAGCACACCGCCGGTGTTGCTCTGATCGGTGATGCCTCCAAGTAACCCTGACAGCCGAGCCGGGCCCAGTGCCCGGTTTGGCGAGGACATGATCATGAGCAACAAGAACATCTGGTATCTGCCCGGCCCGTTCCACCAGTACCAGGAAGACGTGAAGGCGCTGGCCAAAGACGCCGGCCTGCGCATCATCGACGCCAACGCGACGGAAGGCCGTGAAGACGCCGCCTCCGAGGTGCCTGAAGTCACGCTGCGTGAAACTCCCCACCAGGTGGTGATTGTCGGCGCCGGAGATTCCGAGCAACTGAAAGACCTGATCTTACGACTGAACATCGAGCGTGATCTGATCGTTACGTTGGTCGAGTCGGCCGAGGGTCTGGCTCCTCTGACGCACCCAGAAGCCGGCGAGCTGCCGATCCGCCTATTCGATGCGTTGAGCGGTATTCACCAAGGCATCACCAAGCTGAAGTCCGAGCGTGACGGTCTTGCTACTGAAAACGAAGCCCTGCGTGGCGAAGTGGCCAGCCTCAAGGCCTTGGCGAACAAGACCGCCGATGACAGCGCCGAGATCGAAGCCCTCAAGGCCGCACTCGATGCCGCCAATGTCACCTATCGCGCCAACGCCTCGAAAGAAGCGCTGCAGAAGCAGGTAGCTGAACTGACCAAGGCGTAACACCCGGGGCTTCGGCCCCGCTCATTCAAGCGGAGGCCTGATGGCTACCTACATCACCGTGGCGGACGTAGACGCCATCCTCGGCTCCGACTGGACCACCGAGGACAAGAAGGCGCGCTCGGTCATGCAGGCCAACGCCTATCTGACCTCGCTGAACCTGGTCGGCGTCGACATGGATTCCATCCCGGTAGAGGTGAAGCAGGCCGGCGCTGAGCTGGCCAAGGTCGCCTCCGAGGGCAAGCTGTACCAGCAGAAGACGGAAGGCTCGCTCGAAGCCAAGACGGTAAAAGCCGGCTCGGTCACCACCAGCAAGACGTTCGCCTCGATCGACACCAGCAAGCTCATCGCGCAACCGGGTGATGTCCAGTTCGCACTGGCACTCCTCAACCCATGGATGCGAAGCGCATACAGCTTCGACGTGTACAGGTGACCCATGGGATTACGCGATGAGATCCAGGCTGATCTGGCCGAGGCCTTCGACACTGACCTGGCCGATGCGGTGCAGGCGTTCACTGGTGAATACCTGGGCCCCGGCGTTTACGACCCGGTGACCGAAGAGACAACCGCCCTGCCTGTGGCCTATACCGGGCGCGGCGTGCTGGATAACTACGACAGCCGCCGCATCGACAACGTGAACATCAAGGTCGGCGACGTGCTGCTGATCTGCCTCGCGAACGAAACCACGGACAAGCCTGCCGTTGGCCATAAGGTCACCACCACCGACCTGCTTACGGGTGAGCCTGCGGTTTACACCATCGTCAACCCGGGCGTTGATCCGGCGGTTGCTCATTACGAGATCCAGATGAGGAAGTGACATGGCCAAGAGCAGAGGGTGGACCACTCCACCGAGCTTGTTCGCTGACGTGGTCGAGGAAGACTTGGTGAAACGCGTTCGCGTGATTGCCATGGCCATGCTGAACGAGATCGTCTTGCGGTCGCCTGTTGATACTGGGCGCTTCCGGGGAAACAACATCGTCAGCGTCGGTGCGCCGGTCTATACCACCACGGCAAACATTGACCCGAGCGGCGCGGACACCATCAGCCGCGGGCTTTCTGCAATGACCGGCCTGGAGCCGTTCACCCAAGTGTTCGTCCAGAACAACCTGATTTACAGCGTGCCGCTCGAAAACGGCCACTCAGCCCAGGCGCCGGCGGGCATCTACGGTGTCGCCTTCGCCGGCGTCTCACAGGCCTATAGCTCATGACCTTTGAACAGATCCGCAGCATCGTCATCACCCGCATGACGCAGTGGGCCGGTATCCCGGCTACCAGTGTGGATTACCCGAACAGTCCCCAGCCGTTCGACCCGGCCGGTAACCCCATCTGGGCCAGGCTGGCTGACGTGCCGGGATTGGCCAGCGCCCCAGAGGTGGGAGTCGGCGCATGCGTTCGTCGCACCGGGCTGATCATCATTCAGCTGTTCGTCCCTACCTACAAAGGCACGCTGGTCATCACCAAGGCCGCTGACACCCTCGTCGAGCACTTCCAGTTCTACAGCGACCCGACCGGGCCATTCGACTGCTTCGCCGTCTCGGCCAACGTGGTGGGTGATGACGGGCGCGGGTGGTACCAGGTCAACGTGTCGATCCCATACCGGGCCTACTGAGCCCTCAACATCCACCGCCACATGGCGGTTTTTTTACGCCTATCGATAGGAGAAACACCCCATGTCCAGTGGTGCCAAGGTCCAGCTTGCCTGGATCAAAGAGGTGACCCCAGGTGTTACGCCGGTCGGTGATTGGAACGTGCTGACGCGAATCAGTAACGGCCTGATGCCGACCTTCAACTCGGAAGAGAACAACGAAATCGGCTTCACCCGCATGTCGCAGGGTACCGCCCAGACCACTGTGGACGTTGGTGGCGACATCGAAACCAAGTGGCGCTATGGCGCGCTGGACGAGTTCCTGGCCTCGTGCTTCGGCAAGGCCTGGGCGGCGAACGTCCTCACCATGGGTGACGACCGTATCACCTTCTCGATCGCCTCCTACGCGACCGACATCGGCGTGTCGGCAATCGCCCGCGGCGTGCAAGTCGCGACCATGAACTTCGACTTCCCAGGCGACAACGAGGTCACGGTCACCACGACCATGGCCGCGCGCGCCTGGGATGACAAGGGCGACAACACATCGTTCATCGTCAACGCCCAGCCCGAAACCAGCCAGCGCCGCTTCAGCTTCAAGGACATCAGCGGACTGAAGATCAATGGCGTTCAGGTGGGCGAAGACAACGCCTGCGTCGACAGCTTCAACCTGCAGTTCGACAACGCCGTGCAGACCCAGCGCTGCATTGGCAACGGCAATCCGTACCCAGGCAACATCATTGCCACCACGTTCACCCCGTCGGGTGCGATCACCATCAGCTGGTCGAAGATGGCATACGAGCTTTGGAAGCGGCAGAAGTCCAGCGACGCGATCAGCCTGGAGTTCACCGTGGGCAACGCCGATGGCGGTTACAACATCCTGATCCCCGAGATGGAAGTGACCGCTGACTGGCCGGATGGCGGCTCCACCGACATCATCCAGGTGGAACTGAACTACACCGCCCGCCGCGTGGCCCCGACTATCACCCGCCTGCCTGCGCCAGTGGTTATTGCTGCCGTGGCCGTCACGCCAGACACCCTGGCGCTGGATGTTGGCGACACCGCCGACCTCGAGGCGCTGGTCACCCCGGCCGGAGCAAGCCAGAGCGTCATATGGACCAGCTCGTCCCCGGCCATTGCCAGTGTCAGCGAAACCGGCATGGTCACCGGCCTAGCCGCCGGCAGCGCGACTATCACGGCCGCCAGCGTCGCAGACGGCACCAAGACCGACACCTGCGCTGTCACCGTCACCGTTTAACCCTTTGCCTGGCGCGCCCTGCGGTGCGCGTCGGGCCTTTTACCGCAGAGGAATACCATGGGCATCACCATTGCAAAGAAGCCTGAGCTGGATATCAACGGTCAGCGCTGGGTTGAATTCGCCCCGGGCGCCGAGATCCTGGTGGGCTCGATCGCCAACCCGATTTACAAGTCTCACCAGGCGCTGATCAACCGCCACCTGGCCCTGATCAATCAACAGGCCGGCATCGGCACCGCAGAGTTCAGCCTGAGCACCATCCCTGATGTCGAGCTGGAGACCGACGACGACCTCTTCATCGAGCTCGCCGCCAAGCACCTGATCAAGGACTGGAAAGGCGTGGATATCGAGGAGCGGCCTGGAGAGCCTGCCCCGTACAGCCCTGAGTTGTGCGCACAGCTGATCAAGCAGATGAGCAGCGTCTATTTCCTGGCTCTGCGCACCGGCACCGACATTGCTCGACGAGTCGAGGAGCAGGCCGCGGCCACTGCGGAAAAGCAGTAGCGGCATATCTCTGGGGTAGGGAGTGGGCCGGGCCGCAGAACGAGAAAAAGCGCTGGAAACATGAGCGCCTCGGGCTGAAGGCTCAGGAGCCACCAGAGATCGATGGTGTCGTCGCTGAGATCCTTGAGGCTTATGCCCACATCAGCCGATCGCGGCAGTACGTCGGCATGGTCGGCGCTCCGGCGCCAATCGCGCCATCGGCCATCACCGAATACCTCGACCGCTACCCCTCTGCGATATGCCGCGAAGAGTTCGACGCAGCCGTCTCTGCCCTCGATGACAAATTCCGCCAGAACTGGGACGAACAGCACGAGAAAGCCCAGGGGGAAGCTGAATCCAAATCCAATCCGAATAGGCGTTGACGCAGGAGAACGACATGGCGCAGGAATCCCGCCTTGCGGTGACAATTGACTCGCGCGGGGCCAAGCGCAGTGCCGACGATCTGACTGGCTCTCTTGAGCGCATGGAGCGGGCGGGGGATGCGGCCGCAGCTTCGGCGGACGGCGTGTCATCCAGTCTCGATGATCAGCGAAAGGAACTAACCCAGCTCCTCGGGCAGATCAATCCCACGGTTGCCGCCCTTGGTCGCCTGGACGATATGCAGGAGAAACTGGCCAAGCTGAAAAAGGCCGGAATCGTCGAAAGCGACACATTTGTCGAGTACACCCAGCGCATCAACACCATGCGCGATGCTTTGGGCGAGACCACTGTCGGCATGAACAAGGCCGGCATGTCGGCCAAGGCCTACCAAGCAGCTCTGCGCGGAGTTCCGGCTCAGTTTACTGACATTGCCGTAAGCCTACAGGGTGGCCAGGCTCCTTTGCAGGTACTGCTGCAGCAGGGCGGCCAACTGAAGGATATGTTCGGCGGAATTGTTCCGGCAACGAAGGCGTTGGGCGGATATATCCTCGGCCTGGTCAACCCGTTCACCGTGGCTGCTGCGGCGGCAGGCACCCTGGCACTCGCCTATTACCAGGGTTCTGAAGAGTCTGAGCGGCTGACCGCGTCGATCATCAAGAACGGAAACGCGGCCGGCACCAGCTACAGCGAACTTGCCAGCCTTGCTCAGCAGGTTGCAAACACCGGAACTACCGTAGGCGCAGCAGCTGATGTGATTGGCCAGCTGTCGGCAGCAGGCAACCGCCTGACCCCTATGTATGCCCAGATCGCGCAGGCTTCACTTGCCTGGGCGAAACAGACAGGCACCGATGTAACGAAGGTCGTCGAGACATTCAACGATATCGCCAAGAGCCCGGTGGAGGCAGTTAAGAAACTCGACGCCGAGCTGAATTTTCTGACCACTAGCCAGTACGCGAACATCACATCCTTGCAGGAGCAAGGGAGAACGCTGGAAGCGGCCAGGGTGGCGACCGATCTCTACGCCAGTACGCTTAGCAGTCGCTCCGGAGAGATGCAGGCAAACCTAGGGTCGCTAGAAAGCGCTTGGCAGTCGCTTGCCGGATTCGCTAAGCAGGCGTGGGATGCAATGCTCGATGTGGGGCGCAAGAAGACGCCAGAGCAAGAATTGAGTGAAGTCTACAATCAGATCGCTGATGCGCAGAAAGGCATAAAACGTGGAGGGCGTGCGGCGTTTCAGTTGGGTGTCAACCAGCAAAGCCTGGACCAGCTGGAGAAGCGAGCCACTGAGCTTCAGGGGCAGATCGCCCAGGCCGGCGTAGATGCGTGGCAGGCCGGCACTACCAAGATTGTTCAGGATGCCGGCAAGAAGGGCATCGACCTCATTAACTCGACGTTCCAAGGCGCCCAGACACAGACCGCGAAGCTGCAAAAGCAATTGGTCGACCTCGATAAAGCCCGCGCTGACGCCTTGAAGTCCGGAGGACTCGGTGCCGCTGAAGAGACGAAATACGCGGCGGCCCGCAAGAACATCGAGAAAGAAATCGCCGACATCAAGGAGCGTGAGGCGAAGAAGAACAAGCCGAAGGCTGTAACCGGCCTGAATCGAGGTGTGGCTGAGGCCGAAAACACATTCTCCCGGCTTTACGGGCAGTACGACCCAGCTGCTCAGGCCGCCCGGGCGCTGACCAAGGAGCAAACCCAGCTCGACCTGGCATTGAGCACGGGAAAAATCAGCCAGGAGGAATACGGAAAGGCGCTGGCCCAGGCCTCGAACAACTATGCCTCTGCACTCAAAGGCGCCCAAGGCCTCACCGTTGTCGAGCAGTACCGGGCTCAGCTTCAGAAGCAGCTGGCTAATGAGCAAGCTCAGTACAACTTGGACGCCGCAAGTGTCGGAATGGGTGACCTGCAAACATCGCGCATGCAGCAACGCCTAAACTTGGAGATGCAGACCAATGATCGGCTGCTCCAGCTTCAGACTGAGCTGGCTAACGCAACGGACGAAAAGCAGCGCCAGGCTTTGCAGGGGCAGATCAATGCCGTCAACGAGTTCCTGCCTCAGCAGATCGCTGCGATGCAGGCCGGCTGGGCGCAGATGGATCAAGCCATGCTCAACCCTATCAACGGGTGGACAGCGGCAGTCCAAAACTTCGGTAACGAAGCGCGGGATATCGCCGGACAGACGCAGTCGATCTTCTCCAGTTCGTTCAACACCATAGCGAATGACATCACCAGCGCGATCAAGAGTGGCAGCTTGTCGTTCAAGACGCTTGGGGATATCGGCGCTGACGTGCTCGACCAGGTGATCACCGGATTTATACGGATGGGCGTGCAGATGGCGATGAACGCCGCGCTGAACGCGACACTCGGAGCTTCGGCAGCAGCGACCAACATTGCCCTGGCTGGGACAACCGCTTCCGCCTGGGCGCCTGCGGCCGCGATGGCTTCTCTTGCCACTCTCGGCACCAACGCAGTGCCGGCTGCTACTGCTTTGACTTCCACCACAGCGCTGGCTGCCGGTCTCGCAGTTGTCCCTGGTTTCGCCACTGGGGGTTACGTGTCCGGGGCTGGTACCGGCACCTCTGACAGCATCATGGCTCGACTGAGCGACGGTGAGTTCGTGGTTAATGCCCAGGCCACCAAGCGCAACCGTTCGCTGCTAGAGGCTATCAATTCGAACGAGCGGGTATCGGTGGCAGGTCGTGGCGGATCGGTCGCGGCTACGCAGCCAAGCAACAGCCCTGCTCCGGTCGCGGCTCAGCCGAATGTGACGGTGAACCTGATCGAAGACCGGTCCCGCGCCGGAACGGTTGACCAGCGCACAGGCGACAACGGCCAGCTTGAAATCGACGCGTTCGTCGCTGACATCTGGGGCGGTGGCGAGCGGGCGCAAGCGCTTGAAAGTGCCTACGGGCTCACCAGGCAGGGCACCTAACGAGGAAAGGCAATGATTCAGTACCCGGCAGAATTGCCACTTCCTCTGCAGGAGGGATACGGCCTGAATACGGCCGATCCGATGCGGGCTACCCCGATGGTTACGGGGCGGACGCGCTATCGCATCAGGCACAGGCGCACGCCGACCTCGGCGTCGTTCAGTTTTAACTTCGACGAAGAAGAAGCGGCTCTTTTCGAGGGCTGGTACGAGTGGTCGATAAATCTCGGCCTGGAGTGGTTCGAGATGCCGCTTCAGACGCCGCTTGGACTTCAGGTTCATCTTGTGCACTTCAAGCGGATGTACGGCGGCGGCGAACTGGCTCAGATAAAGCGGTGGAGGTTCACTGCTGAACTTGAGTTCAAAAAGCGCCCGGTCTACACCGAGGATCAGTACCTCGGGGCAGCGCTGGGCATGCCGCTTGGCCAGTTCAATGACGGCCTTCAGGGATCGCTGGAGAAGTGGTACACGAGGTACTTCGGATGAACCTAATTGAACAGTGCTACGCATCGGGCCTTGGGGAGTTGGTCGACACCATCGAAGGGCGGGAGGAGGGAGGCTCCGTCTCCCATCTCTACTGCTCCGGCTTTGAAGACAGGGTGTGCACCACCGAGGACGGCCGAACCCTGACCTTCATTGCGATGGCCATGGACCTGGCGCTACCCAAGAACGACAACAGCGGCTTCCAGAGCCTGGTTCTCGGCATGGACAACGTGACGGGAGAGGTCCAGGAGGTGGTGGAGGCAGCGAAGGCTGCCGGGCGGCGCTTCATCATCACCTTCCGCCGGTACTTGGCGGAAGACCTGTCGTTCCCGAGTGAGCGCTACCGAATGACGCTGCTCAGCCGCGATTATGAGGACGACATCGCCAAGCTCACCGCCGGCTTCTACGACCTGCTCAATACAAACGGTCTTCGCACCATCCTGACCACAACCTTGGCCCCTGGCCTGAAGTACACCTAACCATGATCGAGAAATTCATGCGCGCCCCGTATCGCGAGGGTGCAAGGGGCCCTATTGCCTTCGATTGCTGGGGGCTTTGCCGAGTCATTCGGCATGACCTGTTTGGGCTGCCCTGGCTGCCAAGTCTTGGCTCGGTGGGCAAGGACAAGATCCGCGAGAACACCAAGGCATATCGCTCGCTTCGAGTCTCGATGGAGGAGTGCCCGCCTGAGCCTGGAGCAATAGCTGCAGTCTTGCGCGGCGAGGCCCTGCTTCACGTTGGGACCGTCCTCCATATCGAGGGACGCCTCAAGGTCATCGACACAAACCCCGGCGGCGCCTGCCTCCGGACTACCGGCGAATTCGAAGCCTCTTACCCAAGGGTGGTGTACTACCGTGATCGAGTTCTATCCCAATAAGTTGTCTGAAACTGCGCCTTTGGGCACCTGGAAGACCGATCGCCGGATGACCATCGAGCAGTGGCTGAAGGAACAGTCGTCGTCTTATGAGCGCCGGGAAAGCCCGCCAATCAGCATTGTGCTCAACGACGAAGTGATCGAGCAGCGGCTATGGCACAAGGTCCCATTCAAGCCATCAGACCTGCTGCAGATCTACCGTGAACCCAAGGGCACCGACCCGTTTTCCATCACCTTCGCGCTATTTAAGGGCGCCAAGGCGGCGCTGAAGTCATTGATGCCGAAGATGCCGGGCATGCCGTCCAACGCCGGCACCCAGCAGGGCGACCCGATCGCCGAGGCCAGTGCCAAGGGCAACAAGGTCAAGCTGGGCGAGCCGGTTCGGCAGATCGCGGGCCGCCAGCGCATCTACGGCTCGTACCTCGCCCAGCCCCGTCGAGCGTATGTCGCGCCCCGGGATCAGCGCGTGGAAATGCTGGTCTACATCTGCGAAGGCGAGTGCGACATCCCGCTTTCGAAGGTAAAGGTTGGTGAGACGCCGCTGATTTCATTGGGGTCGGACGCGGTCTTCACCATCTACCCACCAGGTGCCGACCTGTCAGCAGACCCGGCGCACATCAACTGGTTTAATGCGCCGGAAGTTGGAGCAAGTTCCAGCGGGTCGGCCGGCCTGGAGTTGACCATGGCCACCGATTTGGCCAGGTCGGCGACTGCGTCAGCGTACCAGTTCATAAACGATACGATCAGCGTGCCGGCCGGCTCCGGCCAGTTCCCAGCGGACTGGTCGAACGGCATCATCATCCGTGTGCTTGCCCCGTACACCTACACGGTTATCGACGGCGGCGCCGGGCGCGACATAATCCGCGGCCCGCTGGAAATGTTAAATCCGGCGGTGGGTATGCTGATCGAGGTTGCTGGATCTAACGCCGGCCTGTACGTCGTCCACAGCTACGCGCCATACAGTCCGGCCGTACCTGCTGACCCAGGCACGGCGTCGACCCTCACCGGCTCAGCGGCGCCAAGCCGTTACGATTTCAACGTCACCCCGCTCAGCTTCAGTCTGGGGCGCGCCGGCTCGACCTATCCGGTAACGCTGAACGCGGCGACCACCGACCTGGCCGGCCTGGTCACTGCGCTGAATGCCCAGCTCAGCGGTTCGCCCATCCAGGCGCAGCAGAGCAGCGGGCGAGTTCACTTCGTCGAGCTGACCCCGTTTGCTGGGCAGACCATCACGGTCACGGGAGCTTCCACGATTCTTGGGGCTTCCCCGGCGGGCGTGACCGGTACCGCAACAACCAGCGGCACGCCAGAGCAGCCGGCCGAGATGACCCTGAACTACGACGGCGGCTCGCCTGTCGTTGGCCTGGCGCTAGGGCAGGGCTTGGCTACCATCGGCCCGCGAGGTCTGCGCTACAGGATCACCGCCTATAGCGCGAATCTGCTGGAGGTCGAGCGCCTGACGTCGTCCGGTGCAACCGACTCAGGCTGGCCTGGCTTCAACACCATGCAGACCGTTAACGGCCTGATCACGCTGGATGCCTCGAACCTGCAGGGCGGCTACCGCGGGCCAGTAGCGTGCTGCCCAGAAAACGAGAAGGTCATCGAGTTGGAGTGGTCTGTTACATACGCCAACGGTCTATGCGGCATTGGCCGGGAAGGGCAGATTTATGAGATCCCGACCTACTACGCCTTCGAGTACCGCGATATGGACGTGGCCGGGGCATGGACCGTGCTCGAGCAAATGAACTGGGGTGGATCCCTTGACGCACAAGGTTTCACCACTCGGGTGTGGCTTCCTTACCCTATGCGAGCCGAGGCAAGGGTTCGCAAGCTATACAAGGATCGCGCAGGCCGGATTAACGACGAGGCACGCGATGACGCCACCTGGACCGACCTGCGTGGCCGCATGCAGAACTCGCCCACAAGCTACCCAGGCCTTACGGTGATGACCTGCAGTATCCGTGGTGGAGATCGGCTTTCCGCACAATCGGAAAGCCAGGTTAGCGTGGAGGCCACACGAATTCTCCCTCTCATGGAGGGCGGTACCGGGCCAACCCGCGACATCGTGCCCTGGTGCATCTACCAGTTGAAGGCGCGCGGATACACGGATGACGATCTGGATCTGCCTGAGTGGTGTGCGTTCCACAACACCTGCGTTGCCCGTGGCGACACCTACGACGATACGCTCGACGCGAGCATTACCGTCAGGGATATGGTCAACAACGCCCTGGCCTGCGGATTCGGCGAGCTGGTGACGTTTCGCGGGCTGCTCCGGCCGGTGCGTGACTCTGCGCGCGCGGCCTTCGACGTGAGTTACGGGCCGAAGACGCAGACCTACTCGCCGCAGAACATGACCAAGATGCTCAAGATCAGCGGCGCCATGCCGTCGATCAACGACTTCGATGGTGTCGACGTTGAGTACTTCTCGACCAAGACATGGGCATGGGAAACGGTTCAGTGCCGGTGGCCAGGGGATCTAGGCACCAAGGTCGAGAAACTCAAGCTGCCAGGTGTGAGCGAAGAGTTCAGGGCTTGGCGCCTGGGTATGCGCCGGCGTGGGCACCAGAAGTTTCGCACTGACGTGTACAGCTGGGAAACCGAGATGGACGGCAGTAACAGCGGCTATCTCAGCTTTGCGGCAGTGGCCGATGACGCGCCGAAGCGATGCCAGAGCGCCATTCTGTTGGACATCACCGTTACCGGAACAGGAACGCTTCTTAGCTCATCCGAGCCGCTCGACTGGAGCGCGGGGGGAGAGCACCGAATTGGCGTTCGACGCCTCGACGGTACGTTGTCAGGGCCATGGGTAGCCACGCAGGTTGACCCCTACACAGCCAGAGTTGACGCGCTGGACTTCACGCCAGTGGTCGATGGGCCGCTAGAGCCGCCGCACATCCTGTTCGGGCCTGCCGCGCGATGGGCCTACCCAGTCTTGGTTACCAGTTCTGACCCCGCCAACGGCAACGTATCCATGCGGGGCATGCCCTATGACGCCCGCGTTTACACCTACGACGACCAATTCCCGCCGGCCTGACGGCCAACAAGTCCTGATCAAGGGAACATGAGGAAAAAATATGACTGGCGCAGAGTCTCTGCAGCTTTTTCAGGAGCTTGTTGCCAGCGGCAATGAGCTTTTCCTGTCCGATGAAGACTTCGTCGTCATCAATGGGGTAACTAAGCCAACCCTCAAGAAGATCTATGCCGACTTCTTGGCGAGCATGAACACCTACCCGAGCGTTGCTGAAGGCCTGACCGAGACCAATGGCACAGGCACACAGAATCGCTTCTTCACTGTGCCAGGTACTGGTGGGACGTTTGAAACGAGGTATCGAAACGACGCTGGCGTAGCGGTTCAAGTCGGCAGGGCGTCAAGCGCTGATGCTATCGAAAACGTGTTGAGCTTGGTAAGCGCGGTAGACGGGTCGCTTCTCTACTACCTATTGGATGATCTTGGGTTTGCATGGGGCAGCATCAGCTCCACCGGCTTCGATTTGCCAGGGATGGCAGCAAAACAGAAAGAGCAAGAAGGGACTTCAATGTTAGACCCAAGTGATTTCCTGATTTTTGATGACGGCCCGGATGGGTCGACCTTTGGCGCAGTCAGTTCGCGGAGGACGCCCGGTGACGAGATGATGGTCACCGACCCGCTTGGGTTTGTGTGGTGTGACCTAAAAAAGCCCGGCGGAACAGAAACAAAGACACCACCTTCAACCATTCCCCTGATTTCAGGCCCGATTTGTGGGGTTCAGGGCGAATACACATCGATTTACGTCCGGAACATTCTCCCTGTTCGTTCAGACACAAACCTGGTTCGCGGGACTATCGCCTCTCGGTCTCTGCCGGAAATCATCACAAGCACTGATGAGATCAAGTTCAGGACGCAGGACTTGGGATCGCAAGCCTATCTCTACCTTCGATCCGAACTGACCTCGGCAAGTCGAACCAGGCTGACCCTGAACTGCGTTTCAGCCCCAAACCCAGGTACTGGCGCTGGGGCGATTCTGACCCTTGGCGACTCCATCCAAAACCGGCAGGGCGGAACTCAGCAGAAACAGTTCCTTGAGTCCTGGGGATACACACCGAGCTTTGTAGGAACCATCAATGGCTCGTCTGCGGTGGATGATCCAGACAACGCATCGGGCGAACTTGGGGAGGCTCGCGAGGGATGGGAGACAGGTGACTTCACCTATTCGGTTACTGATCGGGTAAGCATTGTTGAGCCTGGCGCGGAGGCTGCCTACCTCGCTTCCAACAAGGCGACCAAGTGGCCAATAAATCCGTTTTTGCGAGCTGCCACGGGGTCGGATGATTCCAGCATCGTCCGGAACGGAAGGGTCTTCGATCCAGCCTTCTACCAATCTCGTTTTGGTATCGCGACGCCGAAGATCGTCAATATTGCCTTGGGGACAAATAACGTTCGAGATCGGAGCGTTGCCGAGATCTACAGCAACGCCTATTCAGATTTGTTGCTGATGGTGAACCAGATCCGTGCAGCGTGGCCGTCAGCAAAGATTGTGATGTCTTGCCCAAGCACGCCTCGCGACAACATTCGCGACCCGCTTTGGGAAACCAAGTACGTCCCGCTGCTGCGCGCCATGCTCCAGGTACGCAACGATGTGTCCAACGCCAATGTGATGGTCTTCCCGGTCTGGGCTCACGTAACCCAGGAGGCCGGATACACCATCACGTCGCCGGTAACTGACCCGCTGACCGGCGCCGTAACGGGCGCCCTTGGCGACGCTATCCATCCTCGCGAATCCACTCGCCAACAGATGCAGAAGGCATACGCCAAGTTCTTCGCCTGCGTCCTCGCAAACCTCATTTAAGGAAATACCATGGGTACCGCACTGATCGCCAAAAACAGCAACGCCGAGAACGCAGGAATTCGCAAATTTATCCCGCCAGTCACTCGAAATCTTGAGGCATGGCACTTTCTCAACACCAGCGTGATGAAAGCCGCAATCAACTATGCAATCGACAAGCCTGACGCTCAGGTCATCGGCGCGCCTGCAGAGTTCGCCAGCTATATCCAGTTCAAGGGTCAGGCCAATTACCTGCAAACGCAGGTTGCTGATGCTCCCACTCAGACCATCTTCAGCGTGGTTCGGTCCAAGGACACGCTGGTGGATGTTGCTCACTCTCCGGCGTTCTATGGGACATATTCGACCGCAGCGGCAGGAGCGGCGCTTTACTGGGATTCTGGCAACGCTGCTCTCGTAAAAACTGCTGCTCGCTACTCGGACGCTGGGCAGACAACCCAGACATCGGCCCCTATCTCTCAGTCCCAGGCAGCCGGCCAGATTGTCATTGGTGAGTGGTCACTGATCGTTGACGTGACGAAGGCGGATTTCAACCGAAGCATCAACGCCACCAAGAATTCGACCCGGACCAGCGCATCGGTTACCTACGGGCGAGCACCGGCCTCCATTCCTTTCAGGGTCGGCTCTGCGTACGCTGGGAGCCAGAGCTGGGCCGGCAGCGCGGATATGGCACTCTGGGCGCATTATTCGACCGAGCTTACTGATTCGGAGATCGCAGCTGTCATTGCGCGGATTCGAGCGTACATGTCCCAGCGCCATGGGATCGTCGTTTAATTCCCACGGTTTCTACAAATTGATACCATGAAGTTCTATCAGACTCGAACGTCGAAGCCACTTCAGTGTTTTGTGCTCATCTGGTCTGCAATACCGCTAGATAAGGACAAGTCGGGTAAATGAAGGATCTGTTTTCGCTCAATGAGCTCGTGATTGTTTTTTCAGCAACGTTGGTCGTTGCGTCTTGCGTTTCAGCAGTTGTCGCTACATTTTTAACTCGCAAGGTTCGTGCCCCAAGCGTGCCAGAAGACTTAGAAAAGCCGCAGGCTTCCAGTCATCATCCATTCCGTGGTGGGCTTTTGTTTGAGCCCACAATTGCCATAGCCGAGTCTGATCGATCAGCAATTTACCCCGCTGGTATCTTGACGCGCAGAGAGCTGGCGACAGACGTCATATTCACGATCGCAGGGTCTGAGACAGCTTACTCCTACACTGGAGGTATTCTTCCAGTCGGTAGGGAGCTCGGGCGCAGCGCTGTTCTAAATCTGCGAACCGCTGATTCAGCGGATGACCGCCGGTTTATGGTTTTGAATATCGTCTGCGTTCCTCAGCAGTCTGGAACTCCCATCAAGGTATTGATGATCGGAGACAGCATCGTTAATCGCGACGGTGCGAGGTTGTTGCATAAGCACCTGCAAGATCTCGGATTTACTCCGCGAATGTTGGGTCTGCTGAAAGGGATGAATGCGGAAGGCAGTTCAGACGGACTTCTAAGCGAGGGCCGCTCTGGCTGGGAAAGTGGTGACTACACTTTCGCCATTAACGATAGGGCGCTGCCGATTGCAGATGGTGAGGAGCAGGCCTTTCTCGAGCTAGGCAAAGGGGGTAGGGTGACCTACAACCCATTCATCCGCGCGGCAAATGCTGATGATGCACCTGAGATTGTCCGCAATGGGTATGTTTTCGATTGTGCGTACTATCAGGCGAGATTCAACTTTGAAACCCCGGATGTGGTTATCAATGCTCTGGGCACGAATGACGCAAGAGATCGGGCGACGTCAAAGGTCTACGATTGCGTGTACGACAACGACAGGATCATTCACTCCCAGATTCGATCTGCCTGGCCGAATGCGCGAATCATCAGAACTCTTCCCTCCACCGCCGTTTCGAGTTCCCGAAACAAACTGTGGACGTATAGCTATGCAAAAATTATTAGGGCGATACGCGCATCAGCGAAGGACCTCGCTGATCCGCTCCTGACCGTCGCGCCTCTGTGGGCAATGACTAATCCGGAGGGGGGTTACGACATGCCTTCTTTAGAACCAGGAGCCGATGGCTTCGTCACCGGAAATTGGGGTGACCCTATTCATCCGTCTGGCGCTTCACAGCATGGGTATTACAAAGCCATGGCGCCATTTGTTGGAGCCGCCGCTCTGGGGATGCTCGATAGTAAATGATCGGGAAAATCACCAGGCATAAGCATCCTGGACCATAGGAACATTTGTTTATCGCCCGCCGTTGAGCGGGCTTTTTTTCGCCTGGAGAAAGCAATGGCAAGACTTTCAGAGAACAGGGCGGGTAGCCGCAATGCGCTCGCCTTCCTTGATATGCTGGCTTGGGCAGAGGGCACCGGCACTTCCCCGGCCACGGCCATGGATGGCTATGACGTGATCGTCACTGGCATCGACAGAAAGCCCGAGGTGTTCAAGGACTTCAGCGATCATCCCTTTGCCCGGGGTCGCAAGTCCAAGGTCATCAATAGCAAGGGGCTGACCTCGAACGCCTCCGGCCGTTATCAGCAAATGCTCAAGGACTGGCCGCATTACCGGGCGCTGCTCAAGCTCCCGGACTTCAGCCCGATCAGTCAGGACCTGCTGGCGCTGCAACACATCCGCGAGTGCCGTGCGTTGCCCGACGTCCATGCGGGCCGAATCGAAACGGCTATCAAGAAGTGCCGGGGCATATGGGCGAGTTTGCCGGATGCCGGCTATGGACAGCGCGAGCACAAGTTGGAAAACCTTGTTGCGCGCTATATCGCCGCGGGTGGAAGCCTGACATGAGAACGATGGAAAACTCTGAGCAGGGTCGATTGATGCGTGGGTGTTGACTGTTTTGCTGGGCTGCCACGGCATAAATTGGCTCACATCGTCTGGAAAGCTGCGCCAGTAGAGGGAGCAATGGCATAATGGGCGATTACCTATGGACTAAGGGTGTGGGCGGATGTTCGGTGTTTTTCGGGGAAGGAAGGGGTCAGATCTAGCTGGGACTCAGGTAGTGTCGGTCCTCAACAGATTGTCTGCCACCGCGGGCGGCGTTACGCGCGCAGCTCTCAACAGAGCAGGTGTGCTGGGTAAAAATGGATTTATGTCTTGCATCGTTTCAATCGACTACGATGCGGGCCTGGCAAATTCAATCGAAGTTCTCAGAAGGGATGGAAGGCTAGATCCAGAAGTATTGGCGCTCAACTTCTTTTTCTACTACGGAGCTTTGTCCGAAGCACTCGCAAAGTCCAAGAACAAGCCGCACATCAGCAAGTTGGCGGTGACTTCACTTCTCGCCGTTCCGAAGCGCAGATCGCGGTACGTTGGTGCTACTGAGCTACAATCGGCAGAGTTCTTTAATGGCGCAGGCGTCGTGTTCGCTCGTGAGCTGCTCGATGACTCTGGCAACTCTATTTCGTTTCAGTTAAATATTTCGCCAACTGAAAATCATACGTTCAAGACTAGAGCGGATGCTTGTACGTTCTGGCTCGAGGAGCTTGCTAAGAGCGGTGCTCACACCGTTGTAATCTCAGATGCGTCATCCACGAGTGACGTTGTCGCGAACGTTTCCTCTGCAAGCGCCTCTAAGGTTCTGACTCTCCATGGAAACCATTTCGTCGCGCCATATGAGTATGGAAGCGCTATCAAACCTCGCAGTCAGTTGATTATTGACAACGCAAAGGTTTGTGATTCGATGGTTCTCCTCACCGAAAATCAACGAAAAGATATCGAGCGACAGTTTGGCTGCAACCAGAAGATTTCAGTAATACCCAACTCTAAAACAGCATTTAAAAACGATATTGTCGTTAAAAGAAAGCCAAACCTTTTTGTGGTCGTGTCTCGGCTCGACGCAGTGAAAAATATTGATCGCACGATCCGAGCGTTCAAATTGGCGGTTGAACAAAACCCAGAGCTTATCCTAGAAATCTGGGGGCGCGGTACGCTGGAGTCAGACTTGACAGATCTGATCGACGAGCTCGAGCTTTCGGATAACGTTTTCATGAAGGGGTATACGCGGAACCCGGATACAATATTCAGAAGAGCCCAGGCATCGATTTCCAGCTCCCTTTCGGAAGGGTTCGGCCTGAGTTTGCTTGAGTCGATGTCTGTTGGAACCCCTGTCATTTCCTTTGATTCGAATTATGGTCCGAAGGAAATCATCAAAGATGGTGAAAATGGTTTCTTGGTGAATAGCGAAGAGGAGTGTGCCGCGCAGATCTTACGGTTGGCGCGAGATAATGCTCTTTTTGAGGAGCTGTCGAAAGGTGGCGTTGAAAGCTCCGATCGTTATTCAGAAGAGTCTGTAGGCGAGAAATGGGTTGCGCTGGTAAATAGCTTAGTTGAAAGCGAAAAGTATGAGAGCCCGTTCGGTGAACGATCCATATTTGAGAACACCAACTCAAGCAGTTCCGGTAGTATTTTTATTTCTGACAAAGAAATCGCCGGGCGGCCGCTTGATGGAGTTCGGCGAGTCGAAATCATCCGGATAGACCGGACGAAGTTGTTCAACGACGCGTACTCTAAGCTTGAGCCTGGAGTTTATCGAATTCACAATATAAGCCATGATCCTGCATCTTTCAGATACGCAATCAAGATCTCTCAAGACGGAAATGTTCACAAGGGCACCATTCCTTTGAAGGCGCTGACGTTCAAGCTTTTGAGCTAAGCCTCATCGTGTGCCTGGATCTCTGCCGAAAGAGCTCCAGGCAATGCTTACCCTCGCAAACGACCTTGTCTTCACCTCAGGCTTAAGTGCCGGGCAGCCTGGTGTAAGGCTCCACGCCCGTTAGCTCCACTACCGTGGCGTACAGCTCGCTGATGATCCGATCCTTCGCGGTCAGCTTGGTGTTGCTTGAAGATTCGATATTGCTTGCCTCGCGTCGGGCGTCGATAAGATCGCTCTCGAGGAGTCGGACCTTCGTCCGTAGCTGGTCGCGCTCGTCAGCTGCGGCCGAGTGCATCTGCACCAGGCCGAAGATGTCCTCCCTGGCTTTGCGAAGTTGAAGTGTCAGCTCCTGGACTTCGTTCTCCAGCATGCGGAGGTAGTGCTGGCAGGTCTCAAGCTCGGTGGGCGAGCCAAGCCAGTCGGAGGTGTCTTCAATTTCATCGGGGGTCACGGTCGCGCCTTGCTTGTACTGTTTGGATATACAGTAATCGAGAGGGCGACATTGGGCGAGCGTGTGGCGACGAACAGCAGGTCAGTCCGGGCTCAAGAGCACGGCGAGCGTCAGCCTGATGAAATCCTCGTTACGGTCGATCGTGTCCAGGGCGCCGCGGACGTTTTCGGCGACATCCGCTGAGCCGCGAGCCTCCACCCAGTTTGATAGCTCCATGATGGCGGCCTCAAGGGCGAGTTGGTTTTCGTTGAGCTTGTATAGCAGGGAAGGGAGCAGGTCAGAATTTGGCAT